TGGCCCTCACGCTGATCGGCTGGACGGGCCTGATCCTGTCGCTGGCCTTCATGGTCGTCGCCCTCGGCTTCTACATCGCGGGCAGGCGCCCGCCGCGCTGGTTCCGGGGGATGCTCTGGACGATCCCGGCTGCGCCGTTCGTGATGGTGGCGTGCCTGATCCTGCTGGTGGTGGGCGTCCATGTGTGAGCGCATCGACAAGACCAAGCCCGTTCCTGCCCCGCCCGGCCTGAAGTGGACCATCCACCGATCCGTTTACACGGGCGCGATCTACGACCTACTGCTGTGGCCGGAGACAGCCCGCGTCGACCAGCATGGTATGGGCTGGTCCGAGCCGCTGAAGAAGTCGATACCCAATTTCCGCAAGGGCTGCACGTTTCCACGATTCCCCCTAGCTCATGAGTTCATCGAGCACGAGCGCCAGTTTTATCGCCGCTCGAAGCGCGCGCTGAAACAGGGCCTGCGGGTGCAGGCCCGCCAGCAGAAGACGGCCCTGTTCATGGCAGAGCGGGAGGTCCACGGTGGCTGAGAAGGTCGAGAAGGGCGATCACGTCCAGATCGGATTCGGCAAGGTCCACTGGGTGGTCGAGGGCGATCCGTGGAAGACTGACCCTGACAGCCCGTACTGGGTGTTCAACCTGAAGTCGGGCATGACCGAGCGCAGGCGCACCGAGGTCTGCCGAATGGCCGACCTCACTGTCATCCGGAAGGGCCAGCCATGAGCGCCCGCGAGGACCGCGCGCTCGCCGAGCTGGTCTCGGAGATGACCGCCGAGGGGCTGGTGCATCGCGAGGACACGACCCTGATCTTCGGCTCGGGGGACGACAAGTTCATGATCGAGCTGAAGGTGCTCGACGTAACCGAAGGAGACAGCGATGACAGCCGAGTCGGAATCGATGCGCAGACGCCAAGTGCAAGCGCTGGAGTCGATCGCGGAGTCCCTGCGGAAGATCGTGGACGGCCCTACCCGTACTTCCGGGTTGCCCACCTCCCCGTCCGAAAGGCCCGTGTCCGTCATCCGGGAGCCCGCTGATCGTGACGCCATCGAGCCGATGACGGAAGACTCCGTGTAGCATTCCAGCATGAACCCCGCTGGCACCGACCTCGTCCTCGATCTCCGCACTCGCGTAGGGGAGGGCGGGTCGCTGTCGGCCCTCGACAAGCGGCTGCTGAAGTACGCGGCCGAGCGCAAGTCCCCCGACGAGATGAGCGACCTGCTCGGCGGCGGCCTCACCCCGGCGCGCTGCGGCCAGCGGGTGAAGGAGATCCTCGCCAGCAAGGACTGGCTCTCCATCGTCGAGCAGCAGGCCGTCCTCATGCACGAGATGGTCGAGCTGAAGTCCATCCTGTTCGAGGCGGTCAAGTCGGAGGGCTCCTACGTCGAACTCCAGAACGGCCGCGAGGTCTACAGAGACCCCGACCCGCGGTGGAGCGCCAACCTCATCCGGCTGTTCAAGGAGTTCCGCTCCTTCATCGCCGACATGGAGGCCCGCGTCGAAGGGCAGGCGGTCACGCTGCGCGAGGCGCACGCCACCATCCTGCGTATGGCGATCGAGGTCATCTTCGAGCGGTTCGTGCTGGAGCTGGAGAAGGAGTACGGCGACATCATCGACCGCCGCCGCATGATGGAGATGATGGAGGAGGTCATCCCGCAGGGCCTCGAGACCATCGAGTCCAAGGTCGCGGAGTGAGCTACCTGACCGGGCTTCAGGCGGACGTGCTGCGCCAGTGGCAGGCGAAGAGCCAGAAGGAGCTGTACCGGGCGGAGCCGGAGGCGTGGCTGTGGGACGTGCTCGGATTCCGGCACCACGCCAAGCAGCGCGAGATGGACCAGCAGTTCATGGAGAACCGGCGCATCGGCGTGAAGAGCGCGAACGGCACGGGTAAGAGCCGGTGGCTGGGCGAGACCCTGTCATGGGGCATCTCCACCCACGAGCCGGGCGAGCTGCTGACCATCTGCTCGGCGCCGACCATGCGCCAGATCGAAGAGGTGATCTTCGCCTACATCGCCGCCAACTACGGGCGCATGAAGGCCCGCGGCTTCGCCCCGATCGGACGGCTCACCTCCTCGACGTGGGTGTTCCAGGAGAACTTCCAGACGAGGCCCAAGACGCTGGTGCTCGGCCAGAAGCCCTCGGACAAGGACATCGTCGGCTCGTTCCAGGGTATCCGCGCTGTGGGCGTCAACGAGAACGGCGAGGCCCCGAAGACGTGGGTGATGCTGGACGAGGGCGGCGCGCTGCACGCGGACCTGTTCGTCGCGGCCGAGGCGGTGACCACCGGTGCCGGTGATAACAAGATCGTCACCATCGGCAACCCGGACTCGATCGGCACCTACTTCCAGAAGATCTTCGAGGACCCGCGCATCTCGCAGGACTGGTCGACGAACACCATCTCCGCGTTCGACCTGCCGACGTTCACCGGCGAGGTGGTGTACGAGGACCCCGACATGCAGGCGTCCATGCTGACCTCCGGCATGATCGACTTCGAGTGGGTGGAGCAGAAGAAGCGCGCGTGGGGCGAGGAGAGCGCGCGCTACCTCTCCAAGGTGCTGGGCCAGTTCCCGGACGGCGACGACTGGAGCTTCTTCTCCCAGCGTGCCATCAATATGGCCGAGGAAACCGTGATCGAGCCCGACGAGACCGCGGAGAAGACCCTCGGCGTGGACCTCGCGGACGGCGGCCCCGACGACTCGAAGGCCTACCTGAACCACGGCGGGAAGGTGCGCCATCAGGTTACGTGGAACGAGGGCAACGAGTCCGTCAACCGCATCCACGAGACGGCGCTGTCCACCGAGGCCGACCTCGTGGTCATCGACCGCCTCGGCGTCGGCGCCGGCCCCTACAACACGCTGGCGTCCCGCAACGACCGGTACTACACCCTCGTGGGAGCCAAGGCCAGCGAGAAGAGCCCGGACGCCTCGCGGTGGGCGAACGCGCGAGCCTACTGGTACGACGTGCTGCGCGAGGCGATGCTCAACGGCGAGGTCGACCTCGACTTCTTCGAGGAGGACGAGAACGGCAACGAGGTCGGCAAGGCCCTGAAGGACCAGCTCTCCTCGATCACCTACGACTTCAATAACAAGGGCGCCATCCAGCTGGAGCCGAAGAAGGAGATGCGCAAGCGCGGCATCACCTCCCCCGACGACCTCGACGCCGTGGTGTTCTGCGTCGGGGTGCGGGCGCGCGCCATCGTGGAGCATCCGCTGGCGGGACTCCAGAAGGGCGACATCGTGTACGAGGACGTGCTCGACGACTGGGACCCGCGGGGGATGCCCTTCTAGGGCTAGAATGGAATGGCCCCGCGAGTGTCACCTCCGGGGCCTGACCGACTGAATTGGAGTCGATGTGAAAACCGTACCAGAGCTTTGTTCTATGGAGAACTGCTCGGAGCCCAAGTACGCAAAGGGCTATTGCGGAATGCACTACGCCCGTCATCGTAACGGCTCAGACATGGACGCTCCCGCCCGAAGCTCCCGGCACAGGCCTGCACCGTGCAAGCATCAAGGGTGTTCGATCCACCACTACGCGCGAGGCTACTGCAAAATTCACTACAGGCAGCGAATAGCTGACGGGAGAATTACCACTAGGCCGATCATCGTAGACCCCGAGGTCCGATGTCCGATTCCCCTATGTGGAGAGCTATCTCGAACTCGAGGCCTCTGTTCGCGACACGCCTACTTGAGGAATAGGATGCAGCTCGGCAATGACTTCCTCATCAGGCTCTTCGCCGATCCCGTATGTGCAATTTGTTTGCAGCCGGAGAGGATCGCTGGACGCAGCTTGAGCGTGGATCACGATCATCGTTGCTGCGACGGTTGTGAGAAGTGCGTCCGTGGTCTGCTGTGTCACGGTTGTAATGTGGGCATCGGCAACCTCATGGATTCGCCCGAATTGTTGCGGAAAGCTGCCGAATATCTCGAAAAGAGCCAGCGGGCAGTATCATCGGCCCTATGACCGACCTCCCCAAGCCTCGCGTAATCGACCGCATCGTCGGCCCCAGCCCCCGCGAGAGCGCCATGGAGCGCGAGCTCGCGGAGATCCATGCAGCATTCAACATCATCGCCGACAAGCATGAGAATCTCGAGATCGACTTGCTCAGTGGAGAGCGGGCCTCGGTCAGCGAGGGGCTGGCCAATGTCGACTTAATGCTCGATAGTCAAGGATGGACATCGATCTTCGAATACGAGGCCGATGAGGGCCTCACCCTGCGGCAGGTGAAGGAGGCCTCCCGCCAGATCCGCGAGCTGCTGGTCGGCAACCCGTTCATCCAGAACGGCGCGCGCATCCGCACGGCGTCCGTGTGGGCCGGCGGCATCGAGTTCTCCTGCCGGAACAAGACCGACCAGAAGGTCAAGCCACTGCCCTCCACCATGCAGGAGGTCATCTACTCCGTCTGGGCGCAGCGTTACATCTTCGGCAACCGCGCGCACGGCGAGCTGGAGCGCGCCGCGTTCTCGGACGGCACCCTGTTCTTCCTCGGCCGCGACTCCGACCGCAGGGTCCAGCGGGTGCAGCTCCAGGAGATCACCGGGATGCTGTCCAACCCGAACAACTCCGAAGAGGTGCTGGCCTACCGCCGCACCTGGAACCCGGACCCGCAGGGCAACGGCACCGAGCCGCGGACCCGCTGGTACTACACGGACGCGGTGCCGGCCTCCGAGCGCAAGCGCACGGTGCAGGTCCGCGGCGGCCAGACAGAGACCGCCGAGGTCGGCTACACGATGATCGACATCGGCTTCAACAAGCAGGTCGGCTGGGCGCTCGGCGTGCCCGATGCGCTGTGCGTGGTGGCGTGGGCGCGCCTCTACAAGGAGTTCCTCGTCAACGGCTACGTGATGAGCCGCAGCCTCGCGCGCCTCGCCTACAAGCTGACGGTGGCGAACAAGGCCTCCGGCGACAACGCCTCCACCACCATCGCCAAGCCCGGGCAGGCCGGGTCCACCTACGTGGAGGGCGAAGGCAACACGCTCACGGCCATGTCCACCGCGGGCAAGGGCTACGACTTCGCCAGCGGCAACAGCCTCGCCGGCTCCATTGCCGCGGGCCTCGGTGTGAGCCTGCTGGCGCTTCTCTCCAACCCGGCGGCGGCTACCGGCTCGAACGCTGCGGCCCAGACCCTCGACCCGATCGCGAAGGCGACGGCCGCCGTGCGGCGCAACGAGTGGGAGGACGACTTCGTTCGTATCTTCCGCTACCTCGGGCTCGACAAGCCGCTGGTGATCCTGTGGCACGACCTCCCTGAGGACACCATCCAGCGCCAGGGCCAGACATGGCAGGGCGCGGCTGCCAGCGGGCTCTTCGGCCCGGAGAAGATGCAGGCGGGCCTCGCCAAGGTGCTCGGCATCGCCGACCCCGGCCCCATCCCGGACGGATACTTGATCGCTCAGAACTCGCACTCTCTGGCGCTGAAGGACATCGACACGGACGGCGTCACGCCTAGCGCTGGCTCCGGGCAGGGCACCGACAACCCGGCGGGCAAGCAGCCCAACGACCACTCGGACGACCCGAAACCAAGCTAGAATGGAATGGCCCCGCGAGTTCTGAGCTCCGGGGCCTGACCGAAAGCGTGAGTTTCGATATGCCGATCATAGTCTGCTCTGTAGATGGATGCGAGAAGCCTCCCTACGCTCGTGGTTGGTGCGCCTACCACTATCGGCGATGGCACAAGGGCCTCTCGCTCGTCCCACTCCCTCGTGAGCCACAGCCACGTAGGAAGTGCTCTGTCGAGGGGTGCGATGCCAACGGCATAGCAAAGGGCATGTGCAACCGCCACTGGCGGCGCTCCCGCAACGGCCAGCCACCTGAGCGCGAAGATGAATATCGCGAGTGCGCCTCATTGGGGTGCAGCAACATCGGCAAGTGGGCCTTCCTGACCTGCGAGGATTGCCGCCGGAAAACGTGGACTTACAACCTCACCTCGATCCAGCTCGACATGATGCTCATGAGCAATTGCGAGATCTGCGGGCAGGGCACGGACCTCGTCATCGACCACGACCATGCCTGCACTACGGGACATAGCACCGCTCGCGCCTGCGGCCTCTGCTTGCGCGGAATCCTCTGCCGGTGGTGCAATGTGGGGCTTGGAAAGTTTGACGATGATGCCGATCGACTTCGACGCGCAGCAGAATACCTCTCGCGATGAATTGATATTCCGGGCGCGGCATATACACTCTCCCGTATGGGCGACAAGATCACCGAGGCGAACTCGGGCTACCGACAGGGCACTCGCGCCGTCGTTCCCGAAGGAAAAGGCGCGCGCATCAAGATGCGCCTCATGGGCTGGGAACCCGGCGCTACCGTCGTCGAGGGATCGAGCGGGGACTACCCCATCGCAGCCATCAAGCGCGATTTCAAAGAGTCGTTCCCGATCGGCACGCGCTCCCGCGCCGACCATGACGGTTTCTGCTCGCCCGGCGGCAACATCGAGCGCGTCATGGCAAAGACCACCTCCGAAGTCTGGTTTGAGGATGACGGCGCATACGCATGGTCCCGCGTCAAGGAGGGCGAGGCGACCGATTTCATCCGCCAATTCGCGGACGTGATTGGCACCTCTGTCTCGGTCGGAGTGGAACTCGAGACCGAGCCGCTGCTCGACGACGAAGGCGAACCCGTGCTCAACTTCGAGGGCCGACCGGTTATGGTCAACCGTCTCTCGGAGCGAGGCGTGCCCATCGTGAAGCGCTTTGCCAGCATGTTGGAGCACCCTTACAATGCTTGCGATTTTGTTGAGGCCCCAGGCGCTGACGGAGCCGTCGTGTCCGTGGCCATCGAGGCCGCCAAGAAGGTCTACGAGCACACCACGCTGCGCGAGGCGGCCACATTCAGCCTCGACCTCGCCGGTGAGCGCGAGGGCAAGGCCCCCAAGGATTCTGACGGCGCCCCGCCGCAGAAGGTAAAGAAGGAGAGCAAAATGGACCCGGAAGAGCGCGCTGCGCTTGCCTCCGAGATCACCGAGAGCGTTCGCGCCTCGGTTCTCGAGGCCATCCGTCCCGCAGCTCCCACTGAGGACGCCCCCACTCTCTCGGCAACGGTCGAGGCCGTTGTCGCGGCGGGGCTGACCGAGGCGGGACGCAGCGAGGTCTACGCGCGCGTCGACCGTGGGGAGACGCTCGAGAGCGCCATCGCCGCGGAGACGGCGCGCGAGGCCGCAATCGAGGCCGAGGTCACTCGCCGAGTCGAGGCCGCCACGGCGACCAAGGCCGACGAGGGAGTCTTCGGCTTCGGATTCACGACCGACGACACCACGGGCTCCAAGCTCGGCACGGAGAAGTCGGACCTCAGCAGCGACAAGGTCAACGAGGCCTTCGCCGCACTCGTCGAGCAGGAGGGCTAGGCCATGGCGCAGAACATCGTCAAGGACAGCGCGAACTGGGCGTCCATCTGGGTGAAGGAGGTCAACCTCGGCGCGACCGTGGGCAACCTCCCCGGAGGCAGCGCCGCAGCCGCGATCGGCAAGGTCGTCATCGTCGGCGCGAAGGCGGGCGTCATCATCGACGTTCCGATCCTGCGCCCGGACGGCAACTACTGGTGCACCATCGACACCGCGGCGCTCGTGCGCCTCTCCGGCGTCTCGGGCACCGGCACTGACGGCCAGACGGTCTACATCACGGGTACCAACTCGTCGGTGGCGGCCACGCTGACCGTTTCCACCAACAAGCCCATCGGTTACCTCGATCGCCCCAAGCTGGCGACCGGGGACGATATGTGGGTCCAGCTCGTCCCCGGCGCCCCCATGCCGGTCGGCGCCTAGGGCACAAGGAGAAGAACATGCCCACACTCAAGCAGTACGAGGCGCTCCAGCTCTGGCGTCTGGCGGAAGGCAAGTCGGCAACAGCCGATGGCCCCATGCCGACTCGCCGGCAGGTCGAGCAGGCCCAGATCCGGTTCGCGGAGTCGATCGCCTACGGCGACCTGCCCAGCCAGCTCCAGCCCGCCATCGTGCGGACCCTGAAGCAGGTCTACCAGAACACCCCCACGGTCACCGAGCGCTTCACCACGCTCTGGGAGCTGTCGGGGATCGACCGGGACGAAGAGTACGACATCTTCGACTTCGACCAGAACAACATCCCGGCCACGAACGACGGCAAGCCGTTCGTCAAGGGCGGCCTTCCGGCCATCGGTCGTCGCGAGTCGTACCCGCAGCTCGGCCTGTCGGCCTCCGGCAAGACCGGCCGCGTCGGCAAGTTCGGCGAGGCGTTCGGCATCGACTGGGAGGCGATCGTCAACAGCCGCGGCCGCAACGTGAACCTCCTGCGCCGTGCCATCGAGCGCTTCGGACGCGATGCCCAGAACCAGAACGAGATCGAGGTCGCCCAGCTCCTGGTCGACGGCGACTCGTTCGCCACGGCATCCGGCCAGGGCCTCAACGGCGCGACGGCGATCACCGGCAACCCGGACCTGCTCGACCCGGTGGAGATGGCTACCGCCATCGGCCAGCTCGCCAGCGTGCAGGTCGCGGGGGTGGACACCGTCTACTCCAAGTACGTGGTCCTCGCCGCACCCGCGCAGGCGCCGCTGATCCGGCAGGGCATCGCCGGTCGCCGCATCGTCCGCAACCCGGGCGTCACCTCCGGCTACTCGTGGGAGGAGACGGTCGACTTCGGCGCGGAGGTCGAGGTCATCGGCTTCTCGTGGCTGAAGACGATCTGGTCCAGCATCGGCAAGGGCGCGGTCATCGTGCCCGTGCCGGACGCCAGCCAGCTCCCCGTCCTCACCCGCAACCGCCTCCAGGGATACCCGGAGCCCAGCTTCTGGGTGAAGGACAGCAACGCCCGGTCGGCGAACGGCGGCGGCGTGATCGACCCGGAGACGGACGGCGACTTCGACAGCGATGCCGTGGTCAGCAAGGTGCGCCACTGCACCGGAGCGTCCAGCCTCTGGCGCGAAGGAATCGGCTACACGACTGGAGCGGGTTCGTAACCTCCGCCAAGTCAGCAGAAGGCCCTCGGGAAACCGGGGGCCTTCCGCTATGCTTGGAGGAAGAAGAAAGCCCCGCGAGTTGTGAGCTCCGGGGCCTGACCGACTGAACTGGAGTCGATGTGCCCACTGTATCAAACGACCGGCCCGGAGTGATCTACGGGATTCGCGCCCGAGCGGGAGACCAAATTCGCTACGTAGGCCAGACGGTCCTCCTTCCCAAGCGCAGGCGGACCCACCTGCGCTTGGCGCGAAACGGCTCAGCCTACGATGTCCACCTCTGGATCGCGCGCCTAGGCGGGGCCGTCGAGTTCGTCGTCCTCGAAGAATGCATCGGCGCTGATTCCCTCAATGAGGCTGAGATTCGCTGGATAGCCGAGTTGAAGAAAGACGGCCTGCCCCTGCTCAACGGCACAGACGGCGGGGTAGGTGGCAACCCGCATCGCCGTCCCGACTACAGCAGCCCGGAGTGGCGACAAGCCTACGAATCTGGGATGGCCGATCGCAATACTTACCGTCCCGATGCTGCGCATGTCGCCCGCACGCTCGGGGCCTATCGCGAGTCGTGGACTGACCAACAGAAGGCAGAGCATTATGCAGGAGTCTCGGCCAAGCTGACCGGGATCAAGCGCAGCCCGGAAACTCGGGCAAGGATGTCAGAGGCCCAGAAGATCAGTAGAGCGAAACGGCGTGGAGACGTGGTAACCTAACCCTGTCGCTGAAGCCTCCGTTTCGTAGACACAGAACCCCCTCGCCCCCAGCGCGAGGGGGTTCTTCTCGTCTGGCTGTATGCTTCCAGCATGGCCAACACAGGAGCGTACCCGGTCGATCCGACCACCAGCGTCGGCATCATCCGCACGCTCATCGGCGACACCGAGCCCACGAACATCCAAGGCTCCCCGCCCGACCAGACGGCTGACTATCTCTGGAACTCCGACGCCGAGCTCGAAGGGCTGCTGACCGTCTACGCCCAGAGCCCCGGCGGGGTGGCCATCCACGTCCTGCGTCTGGTCTCCATCTCGCAGGCGATGATGCTGAAGAAGTGGACCTCGGCCGACCTGTCCGTGGACGGCCCCGCCATCACCCGCGCGCTCACCGAGGCGATCAGCGCCATCGAGAAGGGAATGGCCGCAGGTGCCGACCTGCTGGCCAGCACCTACCACAACCTCGTTCCCACCGGGGCCGCGGTGGGCCGGGCCTACCTCGAGTCCCACGACCGCGCGGACGAGGTCGACGACAGCCTGCCGTGGCTGGTCTGAGATGAGCGTCTGGGGAGGCCGCGACCCGCGCCCGGTGGACGTGGCCGCCATCGCCGAGGAGATGAAGCCCGCACTGGAGCAGTGGTTCGACGCATGGATGAAGATCTGGGACGATGACCTGCTGACCGTCACCCCCTATGACTCGCTCACCGACACCGGCGGCCAGTCCACCCCGACGCTCGTACTCGACAGCGGCGCGAACGGCGCGCTGGTGCAGCCGATCCGCAGCCCCAACAAGGCCGACTTCGGCGGGCAGGCGGGCTCCATCATGGGGGTTCGCTTCCAAGTCAAGCGCGCGGCGTCCGCCAGCGCGGTCCTGCGCGCGGGCCTGCGGGTGGAGGTCGTCTCCGGAGGCAACGACGCGGCGCTGACCTCGTACACGTACCAGCTCCTCGACAGCCTCGACGGGTCGCTCGCGTGGGACCGCATCCTCGAAGCCACCGTCTCGGCGGGCTCCACCGGTGGCTAGCTTCGCGTGGCGCGGGGGCCGCGACATCTCCGATATGCAGGTGCAGGTCAAGCGCCGCGCCGGGGATTACAGGGCCAACGGGATCGAGGCGCTGAAGCTCTCCATCACGGAGGGCGCGGCGCTCACCGAGGAGCTGCTGGAGCTGGCCATCACCCCGACCGGCCTCATCCGCGAGGAGCGCGGGGTGCGCGGCGGGCGCCCGGGCCGCCACCTCACCGGCAACATGGTCGACAAGATCTCGCACAACGCCGACAGCCTGCACGACATGGCCAACCGCGTCATCGGCAGCTTCGGGTGGTTCGCAGGAGAGTTCGAGCAGTACTTCCGCGATCAGGACCTCGGCGAGGGCAACATCCCGGCCGCCCGTGCGCTTCCCACCGCCTACGAGTTCGCCCTTCAGGCTTTCCGGCGCCGCATGGACCTCGTGGCCCGCGGCAAGAGCGTGAGCTAGGATTCGGGCATGACGAGCAACCCGACTGCGGAGATGGCCGCCATCCGAGCCCGTGCCAGAGACCGGCTGTTCGGCGGGAGGGTCTACGACGACATCCCTGACGACAAGGACCTCGAGTTCGATGCGAACCGGATGGTGCGCCCGTACTGCATCATCTCGCAGGGCATCCCGGTGCCGACCGGCCGCGACCGGTCCCTCATGGGCGAGGAGCAGCAGCCTTTCATCGTCCCCGTCACGTTCGAGTGCTGGTCGGCTGCCCGTGCCATCTCGGAGGCCATGGTGGGGGATGCCACCACCTTGTTCCTCGGGTGGACGCCGGTGGAGGGCAACTCGGCCCCGCTCTCGCTGCGCGGCGGCGGGAGCTTTCAGGACCGCAGCAACTCGGGCCGCCCCAGCCGCTTCATGAACTCGGTGAACTGGGCGATGATCGTCAACCTGTCGATCGACCCGGAGTTCGACCCGCAAACCGCTTGAGCTTTCCAGCATTGGTATATGCCTGCTCGCGTATACACTAAGTGGCATGTCCACACCTACGCATCCGTTCAGGAACACGCTGACGGGCCTGATCGCTGAGATGACGGAGGATGCGGCAAGCTCCTTCCCGGACATCCTCGAAAGGGTCTCCGAAGACGCCAAGCCCTTCGAGCCGGGGCTGTTCAAGCCCGGCAAGGTCGGGGAGTTCGCCAACGACGAGCCCCTCACCGACGACCAGACCTCCAGCCGCGCCGCTCTCGAGCAGGTGCTGAAGGACCACGGCCCCAACTCCAACGCCGCCAAGGACGCCCGCGCCAGCGTGAAGGCCGCAGACGATGCGGCCGAGCAGGCTAAGGCGGACGCCGCCGAGGCCGAGGAGCAGGCACGCCACGCAGCAGTCGCCCTCGCGGAGACCGCAACGACCACCACCCCCGAGGAGCAGTAATGGCCATCGACCGCCTTCTTCGCGCCAACCGGACGGTGGTGCTCATGCCCGTCGTGGACGGCCCCACCGAGCCGCTGATCGTCAGCCCCACCGGGACGACCTGCCCATTCTCGGAGCCCACCTCGGCGATCCTGTCGGCATGGATCGCCATCGTCACCACCAGCGCGACCGGCGCCCAGCAGGGCGGCAATATCTCCTGCGCGCTGCTCGACGACCTCGATCTGGGACTGGCCGACTCGGAGACCGACACGGAGCTGACCATCTGCTCCATCGGCAACGAGGTGACGCCCACGTTCTACAACGTGGACGCCCAGCTCACCGCCTTCCGGGACGCGAGCAAGGCCGACACCGGCGTGTTCAACCTCGCCACCCAGCTCCTGAACGCCAAGGGCATCCGGTACGTAATCCTCGACCGGATCGGCAACGCGCAGAACGACGCGGCAGCCGCCGGCCAGATCGTCTCGCTCTACGAGGTGACCACCGACACCCCGGTGGACATCAAGGAGGACCGGGGCAACCTGAAGATCCAGCAGAACCCGACCCCCTCGGGTCTGGTTAACATCAACAAGACCTTAGGGAGCTGATCGTGGCCACACGGGACCTCGCCAACCGCCGAATCGCACTGCTGCTCGGCGCCGACAACGCGCTGACCAGCCTCCAGGCTCCGGCCATCGACGAGGCCAACGCCATGCTGCCCGCGCACCGGGCCGTGCGCTGGGATGGCTACGACATGGGGATGCAGGAGTCGGACCAGATCGACGACCGCACGCTCGACGACGACGCCGCGGCCACCATCGCGGGCTTCATCGCCTTCGGCGGCGCGCTGCCGGTCTTCTACCCGAAGCGCACCGACACCACCTCGATCCTGCGGCTGGTGTTCAACCTGCTGAAGGCCCCCCGTACCAAGATCGCGGCTCTCGAGCGGGTCGGCTTCGCCAACTCGAACGATGCGATCGCCGCTGGCGACAACGTCAACACCTACCGCCTCATGACGGACGGCTTCAAGCCGGACACCGAGGGCACCGGCGGCTACGCGTACATCGTCAACCTGCTCGCGCAGGGCGATGCGTACCCGTGGACGATCGTTCCCGCGGCCTCCCCGGCGGCGGTTGCGATCGTGGGCGGCCTCACGCTGGCCCTCGCGGTCGGCGAGTACGGGCTGCGCGGTGCGACCTACCAGTCCAACAACATCGCCAACCGCGCGACGTGGACCTCATCCGACGAGACGGTGGCCACGGTCGACAACCGGGGCATCGTGAAGGGCATCAGCGCCGGCACGGCCAACATCGTCGCGACGTTCCCCGGCGGCTCGGCGGCCACCCCCTGCGTGGTGACCGTTACCTAGACCCTCGACAAGGGATGGCGAATCCCCCGGCCCCGCGTTCAATCCGTGGGCGGCCGGGGGATTCTGCTATCCTGACCAGCAATCGCACCACCGACGAAACGGAGAACCCCATGACCGACGAGACCCCCGACCTGCCGCCCACCGAGGAAGAGCAGATCGCCACCGAGGCCAAGAAGAGCTTCAGCCTGCGCGACCGCCTGCTGGGCATCAAGCAGGCCGAGTCCAAGGTGCTGCTGTTCCTCGACCTCGGCGCCGTCGTCAAGTACGGCGAGGCCAAGAAGGAGCACAACCTCCTGAAGGCGAAGCTGCTCGGCAACACGGACGGCGAGCAGGAGGGTCCCAACGCCAAGGTCCTGAAGGACTCCGAGAAGTTGCTGGAGAAGCTGCGCTCCGCGATGCTGGCCGAGTCCCTGGCGGTGAGCCTGCGTTCCGTGCCCAACATCGCGATCAAGGCCGCACAGCGCGAGGCGCGCAAGGCCTACGCCGTGGACGGGAAGATCCCCGACGACAGCTTCGAGTTCTTCGCCCAGAAGGTGAACGCCCTCACGCTGGTCGACGTGATCACCGGGATCACGGACAGCTCCGGCGAGACCCTGAAGCCCACGATCGAGGACATCGAGCAGCTCGAGAACCTGCTGCCCTCCACGCAGTGGGACGTGCTCAACGCCGCCGTCAACAAGCTCATCTACCGGGACACGGTCGGCGAGCAGGCCACCGACGAACCGGGTTTCTGAGCGGCGAGCTCCGCAAGCGGGAGAACGCCCTCATCCTCGATGATCTGAGGACGGCGGTTCTCCGGGGCCTCCGTCCGACTACGCTCCTGCTGGACAAGCAGCCGCACTCTAAGTGGAACCACCTCGACCGGGTGCTGCTGCGCGCCTATCAGCGCTGGGAGGACGAGACCAGCGATGCGTCGGGCCTCGGCATGTACGTCTCGCGCACCACCGACCCCAACATCCGCTTCGACATCCGCGAGCAGGTCGATCTCGCTGCCGCAGAGCTGGAGAAGTGGGACGAGGCCCATCAGGGCAAGAAGCGCACCCCCGGCATGACCCGCCACGCGGTGCCGGTCGACGCGGTGAGCGGCGCGGACCTCGACCTCGGCGGCCTCGCGCGCGAGCAGTTCTTCAGGGAGGCGGAGGCCGAGGCGAAGCGGCTGGCCACGGCGCTGGCGAGCGGCTCGGGGATCGAGGTGGAGGTCGACGACGGCGTGTTCGTGGAGCGGCTCGCGCCCGGTCAGAAGTACGATCCCAGCGAATACGGCGACGGTGCGGTAGCATCGGATGAAACGACGGACCCCGACCCTCAGAACTAGGACAGCTTGGCCTCTTCGGAAGAGTACCTCGCATCCCTCGGGCTCGACTTCTCGGATGCAGACAGGGCCGTCAACTCGACCATCTCGATCCTCGGCCACCTCGGCGCGGCATTCCCGGAGGTGGCGAAGCAGGCCAGCAAGGCGGAGGTCGCCCTCGTCGGCGTCGGTAATGCGACCAAGAAGGTCACGACTGCCACCGACCAGAACACGGCTTCGCAGAACCGCAGCTCCAACGCCACCAAGAAGGCGACCGAGTCGATCATCTCGCAGCGCTATGCGCTGTACGACGTGGCCAGCACCTACGGCATCCTCTCCACGGCGCTGCTGGCGGCCGACGCCTACGCGATCAAGGTGGGGGCCGATTTCGAGTCCAGCTTCACGAATGTGCAGCGCACCTCGGGCGCCTCCGCCACGGCGCTGGCGGCCGTCAAGCAGGAGCTGCTGGACCTGTCCACCGAGATCCCGCGCACCTTCGACGAGATCACCAAGATCGCCACCCTCGGCAACCAGCTCGGCATTGACAGCTCGGGACTGGTCGAGTTCACCAAGAACGTCTCCCAATTCTCCGCAGTCACCGGCATCGCGGTGGAGACGGTTGCTCAGGACTTCGGCACCCTCGGCGGCCTGCTCCAGATCGGGTCGGACCAGTACGCCAACCTTGGCTCCTCGATCGCGCTGGCGGGTCTGCGCGCCAAGGCGACAGAGGCCCAGATCACCGCGGTGGCCGGGCAGATCGCCAGCTACACCCAGCTCGCCGGCTTCAGCGCGGCTGAGACGATCGGACTGGCCACGGCGCTGGCCTCCCTGAAGGTCCCGCCGGAGCAGGCCCGCTCCGCCATCCAGGCGCTCTTCACAACCCTGAACGAGGCCACTGCCGAGGGCGGCCCCAAGCTCCAGAGCTTCGCCAACGTCCTCGGGGTCACGGCGCAGCAGGCCAAGGACCTCATCAAGAACGATCCCTCGAAGTTCGTCGAGGTCTTCGCCAAGTCGCTGGGCGAGCTGGACTCGGAGCAGCTCACCCTCACGCTCGATGCGCTGGGGCTGTCGGAGAAGCGCGTGGCCACCGTGCTCACGAAGCTCTCCAGCAACACCGACGAGCTGACCACGGGGCTGGCCAACGCCAATCAGGGGTTCTCCGAGGGCACGGAACTGGCGCGGCAGTACGCGATCATCGCCGACGACCTCAACACCCGCTTCCAGGAGCTGGTGAACAGCGTGAACGCCCTGATCGCAGCGGCATCCGGCGGCACCGTCTCGGGCCTCGCCGGGCTGGTGTCCATGCTGACCGACCTCGCCAACTCGGCGCGGGCGTTCGCCAGCAACCCGCTCGCCCAGTCGCTGGCGACCACCGCCGCCGTCGTCACCGCGGCCGTGGGGCTGTACTTCGGACTGGCCGCCGCCACGGCGCTGGCCACGGCGTCCACCTACGCGCTCACCACCGCGCAGACGGGACTCGCCGCAGCAGGAGGCTCCACCGGCATCGTCGGCATGCTGCGCGTGCTCACGCCCGCCCTGTTCACCCTCACCGGCGCGAACAGCGCCGCCACGGCCGCCACCACCGGGCTGACCTTCGCCACCACCGCCAACTCGGCCGCGCTCGGCATCGTCACCGGGCGAGCGGTTCTGGCGGCCACCGCCATGCGGGCCGTCGCCGCCATCGGCATCGCGGGGCTCGTCGGCTTCGGTGCTGCGCTGATCGCGCTGCCGTTCATCGACGTGTACCTGAAGGCGGAGCAGACCGCCAAGGGCCTGCGCGACGTGCAAGACGCCGCCGCCGGGGCGACGTTCGACGTTCCCCAGCTCTCCAACTCCCTGAAGAACGCCCTTGCCGAGATCGAGAAGTTCGGCGACGAGTTCAACGGCCGAAGCGGTGCCACCGCCCAGATCAACGCGCAGGTCAACTCCTTCTTCAACCAGCTCGGCATCAACGCGACCCCGGACTTCAACGCGGCGAAGGCGGAGCTGGCAGCCATCGACGCGGCGCTGGCCAACCTGGTCGCCAGCGGGCACGCGCAGGAGGCGGCGGCGGTGCTCGCCCGGGTGGGGATCAGCGGCTCCAGCGGACAGCTTCCCCAGTACGAGGCGGCAGTCAAGGCCGCCACCGACGCCATGCAGGCGGGCACCGACAGTGCCGACGACCTCTCCGACGCCTACAGCAACGTGGGCAGTTCGGCCGGGGGCGCCGCAGAGCAGGTCCGCACCCTCGTCGACTACGCGAACGACCTGTCCGGCGTGTTCGACCGTGCCTTCGAGCTTCGCTTCGGCTCCGGGCAGGCCCTCGACACGATCACCAGCCAGTGGTCCTCCATCAAGCAGGCCATCGCCGATACCAACCAGCAGATCGCCGAGTACCAGGCGAAGATGCAGTCCCTCTCCGCCGACAAGGCCGTGCGCGAATACTGGCTGCGGGTGGCCGAGAACTACGGGGACGCCCTGCGCGCCGGGGTGCTGCGCGGCGAGATCGCGGGCATCGACACTGACCTTGCCAAGACCTCCGCCAGCCTGACCAAGGCGCAGCAGAAGAACTCGAAGACGCTGGTGGGCAACTCGGATGCGGCCATCGAGAACCGCGGCGAGATCCTCGACCTCGTGAAGTCGTATCAGGACTACCTGACCACCCTCGCCTCCTCCGGCCTCTCGCAGGACGAGCTCGCGGCCAAGACCGCTCAGCTCAAGGCGCAGTTCCTCGCTCAAGCGCAGGGCCTCGGCTACTCCGCCAGCCAGCTCGGAGTGTACGCCGCCGCGTTCGATGACGTGTCCACCGCTATCTCGCTGGTGCCGCGCGACATCACTGTGGCCGCCAACGTGAACCCGGCGCTTCAAGCCATCGCCGAGCTTCAGGCGAAGCTGAAGAGCCTCGGCGGCCAGAGCTACCCGGGCCCGACGATCACCAACCCGACCAACGCGAAGGAGATCCGGCGCATGGCGCTGGAGGCCACCATCGCGGCTCAGGCGGCCTACATCAACCAGCTCCGCGCCGCCGGCAACATCTCCGGCGCGGTGAACTACTCCGACTACCTCGACGCCAACCGACTCAAGCTCCAGACCGGTAACTACCGTTCCGGCGGCTGGACCGGCAACGGCAACCCGTGGGATGTCGCAGGCGTCGTCCACGGCCAGGAGTTCGTGCTCAACCAGACGGGTGCGCAGATGTTCCCCCGGCAGGTGCTCGAGGCCGCCAACCAGGGCCGCGCGCCCCGGTTCGCAGGCTCGGGGTCCAGCTCCGGCAGCTCGGGCGGCTCGGGCGTGGTCGACCTCGGCAGTCAGACCATGCGCCAGCTCGCCGAGTTCTTCGGCTCGATCTACTTCGGCCTCACCGATGCGGACGTGGGCCGTGCCAACGACCGCTACCATGAGCGTGTGAGGAGCAGCGGAGGATGACCCAGCGCAGGATGTGGTTCGGCAACGTGGCGCGCGCCCAGTGGGTGCCCGTCCCCCTCACGGGCATGACCCGCAGCTACGAGGGCAACGGCGACGAGATGGCGCTGGACAACGGCGGGCTGTGGATCGACGACACCGGCTCCGACCACGCCGTCTACAACATGGAGTACGGGATCACCGACAAGGGCTTCGAGGGCATCGAGGCGTTCGTGCGGTACAAGAACGGCTCCTACGGCAAGGTGTCCCGCCTCGGCCGCGACGGCTACCTGCGCTTCGTGGACCCGATGCGCTCCAGCGACAACCTCTTCAACCAAGTCTGGGCCGAGCCCGGCATCGCCGAGAAGAGCGATTGGAAGCCCATCGCCGACTCCGCCCCCACCTTCTCGGACGTTGCCGCCAACTCGTGGAAGATGCCGCTGCGCAAGGCGGTCTTCCCGCTGACCATGGCGGCGAACGCCCTGCCGGTGAAAGCCAACTCGGTCTTCACGCTACTGATCCCGCCCACGCACTCCATGTACTTGGGGGCCGCCGGCTCGCTGACCGGTACGGGCAAGATCCGGGTCCAGCCGATCAACCTCGACGGCAGCCTCGCCTCCGTGGTGGACATCACCCCCGCGGCCGACACGGCCCAGCCCGCGCTGTCCGCATCGTTCTCCGGGGCCACCTACAAGGCCCTGCGGATCTACCTGACCCGCACCAGCACCGCCGACTCGACGGCCACCATCACAGCCATGTGGGCGCAGTGCTGGCCGACCGGCTCCAGCCCGGTGATGGCCCGCCACATCCCCGGCCTCGGCCACTCCGGCTGCAAGTTCCGGGGCTCCTCCCGGGTGGATACCTACCTGTCGGCCGTGCGCCGCCAGATCAGCGCGTCCCTCGTGCTGGCGGAGGTGGAGCCGTGGGCGCCCTAACGCTGACCATGACCGGCACCGGCACCGTGGGCGACATCGCCCCCGGCTGGTCGGTGATCGAGGATGCCACCGCGGTGGTCGCCACCGACGAGTCCGCTTCCGCTGGGTCCGGGGCCATGGGCGCGCCGAAGAACCTCACCTCCAAGTACATGGTGGACAACTCGGCGGTGCTCACCCACGACCGCCTCGGCACCGCGCGGGGCTACATCGGCGACACGACGGAGGCGAAGACCGGCATGGGCTTCGCCTTCACCACCCTGCTGTCGCTGCTGAGCGTGGACCGCACCGCCCCGCCCATCGGCAATTCGGCGCTCTCGGCCGTGTTCACCGCTTACGTGGGGCTGGTCACCGACCAGATCACCGTCTCGTGGCAGGCCTCCAGCGACCCGCAGGTCACCTTTCAGGGCTGGCGGGGCAACGTCTGGCGGATGCTGAACAAGCTGTGCGCGGCCAAGCGGGTCGAGATCGCGATGCTCGACAACGTGATGGTGGTGCGCGACCTCGGCAGTCAGGCCCTCGACATCACCGACGAGGCCGCCATATCGATCCAGCGGTCCACGCTCTCCACCGCCCGCAAGATCAACGTGTGCTGGTACAACCAGAAGTTGGTGCCGAGCCTCGGCACCACGCTCTACAACTACTCTCAGAACCCGTCGCTGGAGTCCAACGCGACCGGCTGGGACGGGGTGGTCTCCGGCGGCGGCAGCTCCAAGGGGCGCCAGACCGGCGGCGGGCAGGTGGGTGCCGCATGGTACCGCACCGTTCAGACGCAGGTCGCGCTCGTCAGCCAGAACCCGCTCGGCGACGACCTCTACATGCTCCAGTCCAACGCCAACCACTCGATCGACGTGACCGCGCTGCTGGACGGGCTCAGCTACACCGCCAGCGTCTACGGGTACGTCAACGGTTCCTTCAGCGGAGTCGTGCTGCCCTCCTTCACCACCCGCCGGATGTACTTGCAGATGGTGTGGGTGAACGCGGGCGGCGGGGTCGTCGGCGTGCCCACCACCAGCGGCTACGTGAACAGTCCTGCCTCGGCATGGCCGGGCACGCGCGTCTCCGTCAGCGGCATCAAGCCGGTCGGCGCCGTGAAGCTCGTGATGAACCTGTGGCAGGAGACCCGGGTGGCGATCCACCGGGCAGGCCTGCCGAACCCCGCCGCCCCCACCGGCACCCAGACCTCCGGGGCCGATGCGGTCATGCTCAGCGAGAGCCTCATCGACTACTTCGACGGCTCCAACGGCGGCTCGTGGGCGGGCACGGTCAACAACTCCGTCTCCACGAAGCCGATCCCGCTGGAGAACGACTTCTACAACGCGCTGTCCGACGACAACACCATCTACGAGGTGTCCACCGGGCAGGTGAAGAACTTCGTCATCCAGACCGCCAACTACCCCACCGCCCTCGGCCAGCCGACCTACGCCGTGTCCAACATTGTCGTCAACGTCGGAGAGTACATCGTCTCCGGCAGCGACGGGCTGCCGATCACCGCCAGCGCGTGGCGCGCCTACGGGGGCAGTGTCTCGGTAGCCATCGGCGACATCCCCGGCACCATCGAGCTGATGCTGACAGGGCCGGTCACCGACATCCCCGGCGCGCCCGGGCCGTACTCGCTGTCGGTGGGTGACGGCCAGAACGAATTCGCCACGCTGCGCATCGCCGGGATCGGCGTGGTGACATCTCGGCAGGCCCTCGACTTCCGCACCGGGGCGCGGCCGGAGACCACCACCAACGAGTACGGGCCGGCCATCGACATCCCGTTCTGCTCCACCAAGGCGCAGGCGGCTTACCTCGCGGTGTGGGCCTGCACCGAGGCGGCCGGACCCACCGCCACTGCTACCGTCACCGTGGAGACCGAGCTGCTGACGGGCTTCGGGATCACCCCCGGATCGCTGGTGGTGTGGGACGAGTGCGTGTACCGGATCGCCTCCGTTATGCTCGGCAGGGTGACCTCAACGCTCACCCTGCGCTGGCACACCACCCTCGGGGCGTTCGACGCCCCGTGGATCGGGCGCGCCATCGGCGACTTCGATACGCTGTGGAGCGGGTACTCCGCCGGAGACATCCAGATCGCCCCGATGAGGAGTGCATGATGGCCGCCCCCAAGACCACCCCCACCACGCGCCGTATCACCGGCGACGACGCGGAATGGAAGCGCGAGAAGGACGAGCAGATCCTCCAGCTCCAGAATGCGGTCGCCACCCTGTCGGCCGCGCTTGACAACCAGAACCGGAGAACCTGATGCCCACCACCGTGCCCGATGGAATCGAGACGCCCGATGTCGGGTGGACGGGCGGCTTCGTTCAGGCCATGATCACCATGGCCGACACCATACAGGACATCTTCTCGCGCAAGGCCGCCAACAGCTACTCGTGGGCCAACGACACCGCGCGCAACGCGCAGACCGGCATGGCGCAGGGCGACACCGGCACCCAGACCGACATCGGGGTGCAGTTCCTCTACGATGGCACGCGCTGGAACCCGACAGGGGTCTCCGCCTCCGATACTCCAGCCGCGCGGGACCTGCGCATCCCGGTCGGGCAGCGCAAGCAGGGCATGAAGGTCCTCGCGCGGGACGCCATGATCGTGTGGACCTATTTCGAACTGTACAACGTGTCAACCAATCCAGGCGGTGCGAACGTTGCCGGCTGGTATCCAGATACCCTCTACTGCGTCCTTCGCAAGACGACGAACCAGAACCTGACCACCAGCGCAGCAGCCCTCGTGCTCGATTCCGAAGCCTCCGACCTCGGTGGCATGCACGACAACGTGACCAACAACACGCGCATCCAGCTCCCGCTGCCGGGCACCTACATGGTCACGGCCTTCCTCTACAACAACAACACGACAGGTATGGGTAGTGCCTACGGTCGAATCAACGGCACGACCGATGTTGTCGGCTCAATAGACCGACGCACTGGCGATGCCAATGCGGGGACGCCTTTGCGCCTCACGTTCCCGGTTGTCGTTGTGAGCCCTGCCGATTATCTAGAGATCATGGTGCTGCACGCGACCGCGGCGGGTACGATAAGCTCTGGCACCAACAACCTAGCAACGACCGTCACGGTTGCTCGGGTTGGTCCGTAAGGGAGGCGTTTGATGCGACGACCGATAGACCGCTCCGTGCAGGTCACTGGAGACAGGGCCACCCATGCCGCCTACGGCGTAGGCCCCGCCACGGACTACGCCCTCCCCGCCGGAGCGTCATGGAAGGCGCCGCTGGCTGGAACTGCCTACCCCTACTACTCGGATACCGGCGGCTACAGCGTGCGCCTGAACGTGCCCGGAGCCGCGATCTACTTCCAGCACGGCACTGCCTCTGGACGCGCATCGGGCTGGGTGGGTGAAGGCGGCAACGTCGGTGTCGTGGGCAACTCCGGCAGTATGTGGGACGGCTACCACCTGCACGACTACGTGATACTCGATGACGGCACACGCCTCTCCTTCGAGGAATGGCTCGCGCTCAAGGGCTTCAAGCCCGCAGCACTATGGTCAATCGCAGATCCGACCGTCACCTCAGCAGCAGGTGGCGGAGGGGTACCCATACCCCCTGAGAAGAAAGAAGATGACGACATGGATTACACATACGTGTGGCGCGAGACGGGACCTGGCAAGAAGCCGCAGTGGGCACTTCTCGGGGTGCAGTTCCCAGACGGCGCGATCGTGACTCAAGACATCAAGGTCGCGAACGGCTTCGCCCCCATCGCCAGGAACAGCGCGAAGATCACCGACGAGCGCTGGCAGTCGACGCTCGATGTGGCAAAGGTCGCTAGTGACAACTGGAAGGCCATCACCGCGGCCGGCGCCGCTGGCGGTGGCGATGGTGCGCCATTCGACCCGTCTGGCATCATCGCCGCCATCGCAAAGATGTCGGCCGACCTCGGAGCTGCCATCGCTGCGCTGCCCGCCGAGATTGACGCCTACAGCGACGGCCGCAAGTCCTGAACCATCCCCACCGCAACAGAAGGAGTACCAACATGAAGAACCCGCAACAGAAGATCTGGATCATCGCGAGCCTTGTGGTCGCGTCGTTCATCGTCTTCTCCACCCCGGCCTACGCCGACGACAAGGCGGCCGGCGCGCCGATCATCTCGTTCACGCCGAGCTGGCCGCAGCTGATCCAGTTCGCGCTGGCGATCGTGCTGCCGCTGCTGGTGGCGATCGTCACCAAGCGCACCCAGTCCGGCCGCACCCGAGGTATCCTGCTGGCGCTGCTCACCTTGATCAGCACGGTTCTCACCTCCTTGCTGGGGGCGTTCAACGGCGTTCCGGTGGAGCTGTTCTCCGCGGGCCTGACTGCGATCATGTCGTTCATCATCTCTGTGGGCTTCTACTTCGGCCTGTGGGGAGCGAAGGGGCCGACCGGGGAGTCGATCTCCTCGAAGCTGATCGAGGATGTGGGAAGGCAGACCACGGCCAGTGAGGCGTACATCGCCTCGCAGACCAAGGGCAGCGACTACTGATGGACCCCGAGGAGAGCGTCGGCGGCTACCAAGTGCCCGTCGACCCGTACAGCCTCACCGAGGACACGGACTGCTGCCAGTAGCCCGAAGCGCCCCACCCCAGAAGCCCGGTCGCAATGGCCGGGCTTCTTCGCGCTGCCCGGTATAGGATGCTCCCCATGGACGGACTCTCACTGCTGCCGTGGCCCGTACAGCTCGGCGTCATCGGATTCCTGATCCTCACCATCGTCACGATCCTCGTCCGCCACGAGCGCCAGATCTCTAAGGGCGAGCTGATCCCCCAGATAACGGCCGAGCGCGAACTCGCCAGCGAGAAGCGCCGGGCCGATGAGTTCAAAGAGCTGTGGCAGATCCAGGACAAGCGCGGCGACGTTCTGGAGACCGTGGCGGAGGACCTCGTCGTCGTCGGCGAGAACGTGAACAAGCTGCTGAAGTCGCTGCCGTCCCCGAGTCAGGAGGGCTAGCATGGGCCTGTTCAGCCGGAGCAAGGCCCCCGTCGAGGGGCCGCAGCACGAGACCGACTACGAGCGCCAGGTCCTGCTGGCCCAGCAGCGGGCCAAGCTGCGCCGAGCCCAGATCCTGAAGGACCGCTCGGCCGCGATGGCGGCCAGCCTGAGCGCCGAGGGCAAAATCAACAACTACGCATGGCGGCTGCGCCAGTCCGCCATCAACTCCATCGCCGAAGACGGGGGAACCGCCCATGCTCGCTGACATTCTCCAGATCATCGGCGACGGCATCGCGTGGACCATCGGCATCCCGCTGATCTGGTTCATGTTCACCTACGCCGGCTACTCGCCGTGGCGCGCCGACCCGCTCGGCATCGAGCGGATGTTCCAGAAGGGCTACCTGTTCCTGCTCTGGGTGCTGATCATGGCGGGTAACTTCCTACCGGACGAGTTTGAGATGGTGCGCCTGATCGCGCGGATCTTCGTCTTCGCCACCGTGACCGTGATGCTCAGCCTCCAGGTGGTGAACCTGCGCCGGGTGCAGACCAGCAGCGCCAAGCCGCTGTTCTTCACCGCTCTGACCTACAAGGCGCAGGCCGCCCGCAGGCTGCGGCGGGCCGAGCGGCGCCAGTAGCAAGACGAGAGCCCCGATCATCATCTGCTCTGCACAGTGGGTTGATCAGGGCTCTCGCCTGCTCGCTCACGATCGCGGATCGTGGACATATTTAGTTGTGCGGCGAGCCTAGCGCACCTTCTCGATCTTGGGCAGCCACTTCTGTCGGAACGCCTGCTCGCTCACACCTGAGCGTCGGGCCAGCGCCCGCCATGTCCGGGTGCGCTGATTGCGCGGCGTGCCCAGATCCAGCGCAAGATAGTCGCCGATCGCCTTCGCAGTGATGGCCTCGGCGAAACTCAGCATCTCGATCATCTCCACCACATCGGCCTCGTCGGCCGAAGCGACTCGCCTGCCATATGCCCTCATGATCCTGAGAACGAACTGTGCGAACTTAGAAGTGTCGCCCCTAGCCCAAGTAGCCATCGTGATTCCTCCGTTTCTACACACAATGAATCGGTTGTGTGGAAAGTCAGTCTACGCGCTTCGGCTTCATCATGGCCACTGTCGGGATGTGCTCGATGCTCTGCGCCCATGCGAGTGCGTGGCGCTGGCTGTCGTTCACGTCGTCGCCGTCCGTGTGCAGGATGGCAGGATCGGTGCGGGCCTGCGCTCGCTCGATGAACAGGCCCAGCCGCTTCAGGATGATGTCGGGCACCTGCGCCTTGTAGTCGGTGGTCTGGAACACCGGGGGCTGCATCCCCAGCGCGCTCATCGCCACGAACAAGCCGCCCTCGATCAGCAGGGGGGTCAGATCCGGGCTGACGGTGCGCCCGTCGAGCTCGAACTTCTCGCACACGACCACGTCGGGGCGTAACCCCCACAGGCGCACCTCCATCCACGTCGTCCAGCCCAGCAGACCGCCGTGGACCAGCCCGTACTCGATGCGCTGGAGGGGGAGGTCCTGCTCGAACAGCCACAGGCTCCAGCCCGAGACCTTGCCGGGATCGATCGCGAGCACGGTCTCAGTCATGGGTCAGGTGGAATCCACGGCCAGTGGGGCACGGATAGGTCGAAGGAGCCCATCCTCGGCGGATCGCCACGCTCACAGCACCCCTCCGAGTCGAATAGACTTGCTTCTTCCTGCCGCTCTTTCCAGTGCATCGGCATTTGGGCTTAGCCATGCCACTCTCCTGTCTCCATCGGGGCTGCCAGTCGGTCGGCCCGCTTCTCGTCGAGGCTCTTGCGCAGCGCGCGCGCCTTGGCCGGCGGGACGAAGATGTCGAACCAGTCCGAGAACTCGGCCGCCACGCTCGTGAACGCGCTCATGCCATCCCCACTCCTGCTGGCGAACGGCATCCGGCCCAGTACCGCATCCTGACCCCATGCGCCCTCGAATTTCCATGCCAGCCCCGCCTTGGTCTCGGCGGGCCGGGCCTCGTAGATGGCGCGCAGGGCCGCGATCAACTGGCCCTCGTGGAGCAGCTTGGCGTGGAGGGCGAAGTGCTCGCGCTCCTCCGCCGGGTAGCGGACATCGCCGCGCTTGTGCTCCTGCTGCTTCTTGCCCCCGCCCTCCTTGTCGGGCTTCGAGTCGTCCTGGAACAGCACGGCCGCATGGTGCGCCCGGCTGAGCATCCCCTTGACCTCCCAGCCCGAGGCCAGCGCCCGCTTGGCGATCGCTCTCGCCGACGAGGGGAACTCGTTCACGCCCACGAAGTGGCCCGGCTCGGTGACAGTGACATCCTGGGCCTCGGAGAGCACCCTCTTGCGCGCGGCCTTCTTACCGTCCTCGCCGATGCCCTTGGAGATGCGGTGCTCGACGAGCTTCTGACGAATCGGCTCCCAGTCGACGTGGAACTCCACCGAGCCCGGCAGCGGCGCTCGGCTGCCGCGATCGTACTCGTTGGGCGCCTCGTACTCGGGGTCGAGGGTTGGGTCCTCGCCGTAGTCGAGGTCCAGCTCCTCCTCTTCGGGCTTCTCCCAGAGGTTGGCCATCAGCCGAGGTCCATCGTGAACTTGTGCTTGCGGGTGCGCCCCGTGTTGACGTATCCCAGAGCGAGCATCTCCGCCGAGGTGCGCGACCTCGGGCCGGACTTTCGAGAGACCTGCCGCCCAGCTCGGTCTAGCCACACCGGATCGCCGGGGCGGGTGCCTCGATAGACCCAGTTGGTGGCCCGGTAGATCGCTCCGGTGTGGCCCTGCCCTTCGTCAGCGTAGGTGACCAGCGCCTTCCAGTACCCGCCCTTGCGCAGCCTGCGGATGCTCGCCGCCAGCAGGAATGAAGCGCCGTTCTGCGGCACCTCGTCGAGGACGACCAAGCGGGTGAGGCAGAGCACTCGTCGCCAGTCCTCGTGAACAGTCTGGGCGGCCACCTTCGTGGGCGGCAGCCACCATGCGACCCCCAAAATACGGTGGCTGCCTCGGAGATAGAGGCCGTCGAATGCGACCCCGGTGTTGGGGCCGCCTTTCGCGTAGTGATACTGGGTGACGAGGGCAATCGCCGATGCGCGGTCGGTGGGTCGCACCTCGTACTCGGCGCGGTCCAACACTGGAGTGGCCGGGCGCATCAGACCACGCCGTTCACGTAGTCGTGGAACTTGGCCTCGCCGTCGAGTTCCTCCTGCGGGATCTCGCGCATCGGGCCGTTGAACATGGCGCTGAGGATATCTACCACTGTGGTGGCGTCCCAGTCGTCGTCGACCTCGCCCAGTACCCAGCGAAGCGCTGCCTGCCACGCCTCAAGGCTGGCGGTGGGTGCGATGAAGTAGTAGTCGCACAGCCATAGCGGGCGCGTTCCCACCGCGAGGATGCGCGAGTCGCCGGGGCGCAGCGCGTCCACCGGCTTGATCCGGTAGGGCAGCTCGAGCGCGGCCTTCGCGGCGCGCAGCTTCTCCATGTCGAGCTGGTCGCCCTCGGCCAGCCAGATCGGCAGCGGGCGCAGGTCATCCCCGCTTGAGGTCAAGGCACTCACACCCTCCCACGCCGCAGGGCAGCCGCTCGCTGCCGGTGACCGCCGAGTGCGCGCTGGCCGGGTGGTCGCACCAGCCGCAGGGCTTGGCTTTCTTCATCATCTCCAGAACTCCTTCACTTCGATGTCCGGCACCCAACGGGCAGCCTCGGTCACGCAGTGGCGCGTACCGGCGTTCTTGGCCCCGTTCGCGAAGAAGGCCAGGATCAGGTCGACTCCGGAGCGCAGCATCTCGACGTTGCGCGCCTTGCCCGCGTGCGGGTTGTAGACCCCCATCGGCCTCCAGTTGACCGGGTAGGCCAGCGGCACCGGGCAGGGCGAGAACCGGCGGCGGTCCCAACACCACTCGGAGGCGAGGGTGTCGGCCCCGGCCGCCGCGCCGTGGACGACGACCAGCTCCACGTCGCCCGCCTCCTGCGCGATGCGGCCGACCTTGTCCAGCTCGGCGTACAGGAAGGCGCGGTCGGTGAACTGGCGGCTGCCTGTGACGAGGACCCTCATGATACAGTCCCCGGTGGATAGGTGATCGTGCGACCGCGCTCATCCACGCGAGTGCCCCACTGCATCAGGCGGCGGCTGTCCATGTGCCACGTGTGAGGCAGCGTATCGGCGGACATGTCGCACACGTAGATCAGCCAGCGATCCCCGCAGACCTTGACCTTCATATTGTCGATGGTCTTGTCGCCAGTCTTGATGCCGAACACGCGCGAGTGCTTGAGCTTCACGATTCGTCCTCCTTCTTCGTCCACCGCTCGACGGTAGTCAGCGGAATGCCGGTCAGGCGCGAAACCATGTGGGCGCTCGTCTGCTTGCCGACGATCGCGCGGCACAGCGCCCGGTCCCGGACGCCCTGCTCGAACGCCAGTGCGAGGTCGTGGATCAGCGGCAGGTGCTCCGGGTTGAATCGGCCTCCGGTGCGCTCGTTCTTCACGATCGTAGAGTTCACCAGCGGCAGCGGCAGGTCGCAGATGAGGGCGATCTGGCGCTTGGAGAACATGCCCGTCTCGCCCAGCGCGAGCGCGCTGTCGAGCGCCGCCTGCCGGTACTCCTCGGCTGTGTACTGCGACTGCGGGCTCTGGCTGTCGTTCCACGCATGGAGCGCCAGCTCTAGCGGGGTCTGCCTATTGCTTGCCATCATTGTCCTTTCGACTGAGCCTGTAGTAGATCGGCGCGTTATCTTTGGCCTGCTCCTCGACAATCTCGCCCTGCACACGGAGGGAGGCGAGGTAGCCCTGCGTGATGTCCATGCGCTCGTGACGGCGGAATCGGTAGATCGCTCCTAGCTCGGCACGGCCATCGGCCTTGGAGGCCAAGAACTTCAGGATGTCGTCGCACTGCTTCGAGAAGAACGTGTCGGACACCTTCTCGCTGACGGTGATCGCATCGTCCAGCCAGACCTCCGCGTAGCCGAGAGCAGTGAGAATGTCGGCCGTGCCGATAACCGTGCGCCCGTCGCTCATCGCCGAGAGCCCTGAGACCTTCCACACGATGTCGTACATGCGGAAGACGACAGTGTCCCACAGCTCCATGTCCCACTGCTCGGCGAAGTGCTGGTACATCTTCCACTTGGCCTTCTCGAACAGATCGGAGGCCTCTCGGGTGAGCAGCAGCGGCGCCCACTTCTGGCCCAGCGGCGCGTCCTGCCGCAGGTCCCCGCGCAGGTTCGCGAAGACGCTTGCGAGGTACTTGGGCATCGCGTTGTAGGCGGTGACCACGTCGCCCTCCATCTGCTCCACCTTCATCGAGTCCTCGGTGATGGTCACCGTGTCGGCGATCACCCAGATCTGGCGGGCGAGGTAGCCGGAGTAGAACATCTCCTTGTCCAGAATCTCGAGCATCCCGCGGAGGGTCCCCATCACGTGGAAAACCGGGATGCCGGTCACGTTCGGCTTGTTCAGGTCCTTCTTGCCGACCCGGCCGATCGAGGGGATGTCACCGCCGTAGATGTCGGTCCACAGCTCCACGATTCCAGTGGTCCAGCCGCCCGCCTTGATCTCCTTCAGCTTGCCGTGGAACTCGTTGCCGTGCAGCCACGACACCTTGCCGTCGCGCTCGATGAGCTGCTCCAGCAGGGCCGACTTGGAGTGCTCCGCGCCGATATCCGGCGAGTCGCCCGGATATGCCGCCCGCACCATCGAGCGGAGGAAGTCAAGGTGGTCGTCCTTGCCCCTGGATGAGGGCGCGAGGCTGAAGCTGTAGAGGTTGACGGGCATCGGCTTGCCCTTCTTCTTCGGGATCATCCCCGACTCCCCGAGCAGGATCGACAGCGCCGTCCATGCGTTGATATTCGACAGCGGAGCGTTGTAGATGGTGCCGAGGCGGGCCTTCACCCACTGATTGATGAGAGTCACCATGTCGCTTCGGTGCTGAAAGGCCTCGCGCTGCTCCGGGGTCAGCAGCTTCGGGCCGCCTGCGAGCTCGGCGCGCTTGGGGGCGGCCGTGATGGTGGCGCCGCGCTCCTCGTCCAGCACCGGGATGACGCGCTCCTGAAGCTCCCACCACAGGAAGTCGATGCCGCGCGGGTCCTCGCCGGAGGAGAAGGCACGGGCCACCGGGCTGCGCCAGACGATGGAGATCGCCTCCAGCTCCGTGAAGCCGAAGCGCAGCAGGTTCAGCATCAGGGCGAAGCGCTGCTCGCTCCTCCAGCCCTCCGGGCCGAGCTTGGGCTCCTTGGTGATGAGGTCCATCAGGTTGCTGCTGCCCGCTGGGATGCGCGAGACCAGCCCCTCGAAGTCCAGCAGGCCCTCCACGGCGGGCGCAGGCACCGGTGGCCTCTCGGCGGCCTTGGCGCGGGGGGTGGCGGACAGCTCCACGTCGTCGTAGGCCCCGGAGATGTCCATGGCCGCGTAGACGGTGCCCACTTCGCCGGTGGGGGAGGCGTATTCCTCGGAGGTGACGGTGAAAGGCGAAAGCTCGTCGTAGGTGGTGTTCACCGTGGGGATGCGCAGGACCTTGTTCTCACTCCAGCCGGACGGGTCGGAGCCCTGCGAGCGGTGCGCGGTGGTGATGCGGTGGGCGATCTCCGCGGCCTCATGGGCGGGGATCGGCTCCGCTAGGTACCAGTAGTCATGGCCGTGGCCGTGGGAGGTCTCGACGTGGCGCGAGGGGGCCAGCCTGAAAGCCTCCGGCGGGCAGGAGTCGGAGTCCATGTAGACCGTCTGGCACGACAGGACGTTGTCTTTGCTCCGGTCGAACTGCGGGCGTCCGCCCTTCATGGGGGCGGGGATCCTCTTGCCGGTCTCGGTGCCGCCCAGTTTCTCCTTCACCATCATGGGCGCGTCCCCGTAGACGGCGGGGGTCAGGTAGGCGTCCCGTGCCGAGTTCTTCTCGCACCACGCCACCATCTGGTCAAGCTCGCCGGGGTAGGAGAACCAGTAGAAGTCGTTCACTACCAGCTTGCCGTGGGGGGCGGCGTCGGTCGGGATCGTGCGGCCGGTCGACAGGCCGAGGGCGACGTTGCCGGACATGTTCCGCCATGTGTCGACGAAGAACTGGCGGTAGTCCAAGCCGTTCCTCCGTTTCTTCACTGCAACAAGGTGGGTGGATCGAAGTCTTGAGCGTCAGGGTTTCAACCCCGGCCTCGATCCACCTCGCGGTCAGGGTGGGATTCGAACCCACGGAACGCGAACGCTCCCCGGCTTAGCAAGCCGGTCCTTTCGGCCTCTCGGGCACCTGACCAGTGATCCGTTCGCGGGGGTAACGCCTCGGAGGATCAGTACCGGCTAGGGGCCGCGTGTGGGCTCAAGGTGAGCTGGGGTGCGCGGCCCCGAGATTACTGGAGCTAGAAGCTCCTCATGTAGCAGTTGTTGATGTCGGCGCCTCCGTAGACCCACTCGACCGAGCAGGTCATGTCAACCTTCTGGCCGACCTCCAGCCCGAGGATTCGGGAGTCGGTCACTACCAACGGTGTCGGGTCCCCGTCCAGCGTCAATGTGTAGGTGCCCCCGCTGAGGTCACCGCTACCGTCGACGAACCGGTTGGACAGCGTAGAGATCGTTCCGGTGTGCTGGGTGAGCACCCAGTACGTCGGATTGAATGGAATCAATGCTCCGATCGTACCGAGCAGCAGAAGGGCTCCTGCGCCGAAAGTGAACCATGCACCGAAACCAAGCCCCATGTAGGTATGGTACTCGGCGAAATCGGGACGACGCAGTTTGTAGTAGGCGATCACCAGAGCGATGCCCACCAACAGGATCGGCAACGTGACAGACATCAGGATGACAAGATCAAGTCGCAGCGTCATCAGAAGCCCTGATCCTCGTCCACCTCGAACGTGCGGGGCCGGTCCCCGCCAGAGCCGCCCTTCAGCTCCGGGATCGGGCTGCCGCCATCCCAGATGATGCCGGGGGCGTTGTCGGAGGGGCCGAACACGCGGCCGTTGTAGCTCTTGACCTCGACGCTGCCCGCGTTGTCGCCGATCGACTCGGGGCGGCCGGCGCGCTCGACGCCGTCGCGCGTCTTGAAGGGGGCATCCTCGACGTAGCTGGCGCCCTCGACGACGACGATGGAGCCGTGGTTGAAGTCCGGGTCGGCGGCGAGCGCCTCGGCCTTGTCTCCGAACACGGTGAGCTTGTGCCACGAGGTGGTGGTCGGCACCCAGTCCTCGGCGGTCTTGTTGGGGTCCTGGAACTCCTTGGCGACCTTGCCGTTCTTGCCGCGGTGCTGCTCGGCGATGGAGACCTTCAGCAGGACCATCCCGCTCTTCGTCTTGCCGAACTCGATCGGCATCCGGTCGTTGTTGATGACCCTGCCTTCGTAACCGATGCTATTCATCGAACAGATCCTCCGTCTTCTTGATGCGGGCCTTGTCCCGCGCTTTCAACTGGTACTCGGATTGAGCCAGCATATACGCCCCGCGGAACCCGGTGCCGTAGAGGTCCATGTCCTCCGTGCGGTCTTTGAGCTTGCAGAACGCTTCGACCTTCTCGCCCTTCGTATCCAAATCACTGGGGCGTATGTGTAGTAAAGCATAGCGGTCGAAAGTCGGCATGTCATCCTCGACCCACCACGAGCGCACCTTCTTGCCGCCGACTGTCGCCTCATGCTTGCAGGCGCCCTCCTCGCCCTCCGCGACCTCGCGCATGACGGCGTTGCCGTTAGCCAGTGCCCAGAGCTGCATCCCGTTCTCGCGCCATGTGAACCGGCTCGATTTCAGGTCCACGAGGGTGCGCACCCACTGGCCCGGCTCTTGGCCGAGGCAGGGGTCGTCGTGCAGGCAGAGGATGTCCCAGTCGGCGTCTGCCGTGCCCGCGTAGCCGATGTCGTCGTTCACGATCGTGAACTCCGAGTTGTTGATGCGGATCTCGTGGGTGGACTTCCACTCCAGGAACGCGCCGATCATCTGCTCGGTCTCGTCCGCGAAGATCGCAGGGTAGGGCATCAGGCCGTCGATGTCGGCCTCGATCCACTCGTGGATGTTGGTGCCGAGGTCCGCGGCGTCGTCGCGGACGTGCTCGTGGTGGCGGCGCAGCGGGTCGTCGAGGTCGGCCTTGCGGCTCCAGACGAAGCGCAGGTAGTTCCAGCCGACCTCCTCGGTGCGCTGCATGAGCTCGGGCAGGTGCGTGACCGCGTACGCGGCGGTTTGGTCAGCCGCCCATTGCAACAGCCCTGGCTTGCTCACTTGCTTGAGCACGGTGGTTACTGAAGGCACCACGAGGCGTTGCTTCTTGCCGTTCGCATCCTCAAAGAATCGATTAGGAATGTAGTACCCACGACCACCCCAACTAGAACGCGCGGTGGAGAGTTTAGGAAAGCCCATTGCCCCACCTCTGTCCTCGAACGATACGTGAGATGGTCATCTCGCCGACTTTGAACTCCTCTGCCAATCGCTTCTGGACTTCGCCCGCCTGAGCGCGCCGAATTATCTCGTCAACCTGCGGGCGAGTGAGCTTTGCCATCGGATTACGCGCACCGGAGAGCCGACGACGAGTTTCCACATCATGGTTCTTGCCATAGAACGGATTCTTTTCTGCCCGCACGTCTTTGGGCAGATTAGCGATCGGGTTGTGCTTGCCCTTTGTCCACGTGAAGCCCTTGGCGCCGCCGGTTGAATCGTTGAACTGCGGCGACAGCTCGGCAATCCATCGCTCCTCGGCCGAGTCGAGATCTTCCATGGCGCACTCTTCGAGCACGATCGCTACGGGCCATTCTTCATTGAACCATGCATGGAACTCGAGAGAATAACGCGGCCGGCGAGCTTCCGAGCGATGCCCTGCCAACCGGGTTGCCAATGAGCGTCGTGTCTGACCTACATAGCGGACTATCCCCTGGCTGTCCTGGAGTCCGTAGATCACTCCAGAGCGCGCAGTGGCGAGCTTGGGCTGGCTCATCGGTTGCGAATCCTCCGGGGCGGCCCGAACTTCTCGATCTCGTGCTTGTTGATCATGAGTGCCTTCAGCGCGTCGGCGTCGGTGACCTCCTTGCGGTACAGGCAGTCCACCACCACGTCGAAGTCCCCGAAGTCGGAGGCCTCGAACCTGATCTTCAGGCTGGCCAGCAGCGGCACCCCTTGACCGAGCATGGGGCCGTTGGCGACGTGCTGCCCGACCGTCTGGAGCAGGTTCGGCAGGTCCGCGAGGTCGGTGAGCTTCAGCCGCTCGCCGCGGCGGGTGTCCTCATGGGTCACCTCCGGTCCTCCGCACCCTCAACGCATCGGCCAGCGAGCATGAAGCCGCTGACGGCGATCGGGATCGCTGCGATGATCGCGAGCAGGAAGAGAGGCTGACCCCACACGCCCGTGGCGACGATACTCAGAACGAAGATGCCAACCGCCGCGAAGATGAGCACAATCGCAACACCGAAGAGGCACATCCATAGGAAACGCACTAAGCCGTTCACAGCCCGTCACCCGCGTTCGGGTCCTCGTCGCCGCGCGGCTCGTCGGCGGGGGCGTTTTGGACAGCGAGCAGGCGCTCCAGCTCTGTCGCGACCTTGCCGGCGAGAGGGATCGAGTTGATCCACTTCGCGCGCTCCTGGCCGGTGATCGCCTTGCCGATCTCGTCGACCTTCACGCGCTCGATGCCGAGGCCCTCGATCGCCACGCGGGCGCGCGCCTTGATGGCGTCCAGCTTGTCGACCTCGACGGCAGCGGGGGACTCAACGGCCTCCGGCTCGTCCTTGGCCAGCGCGGCGCGCGGGTTGGTGGTCACCGAGCGCTTCTCGGCGGCGGGCTGCGGCTCCTCCGGGGTGCTGTCCTTCGGGGCGGTCGCCTTGGCCTTCGCCGCCATCTGCTGGCCGCGGTCGGGCTTGGCCTCCTTGGCGGCCGGGGCCTCGGCGCCGTCCACGCTGTCCGGGTCCGGCTCGCCGGTGATGATCGCGAACGTCTGGATGAGGGCCGTCTTCCACGCCGAGGTGGTGGCCTTGCGGTGGCTTTTGTCGCTGCTGTCGAAGGCCTCGCCGCTGGCGTAGACCGTGACGCTGGAGCCGTCCGGGACGAAGACGAACGTGAACGAGTACAGCACGACCTCGTGGACCCGGATCGGGCGCACGCGGCCGTCGCTGACCGGCTCGCCCTTCAGGTTGACAGCCGGGTCGGCCGAGTCGAAGCGGGACTCGTGATTGACCAGCATCGGGTAGACCTGCACCTGCTCCGCGACGAAGAGCGGCTTGAGCGCCTTCATCATGTCGTCGATGCCCAGAAACTTGTACTTGCCCTGAGTCGCCGGGCCTTCGCCGAGCTTCTCCAGCGTGGGTACGGCCTTGGTGATGTTGAACATCGCCTGATGGATGCCGCCGGTCGTGATTTCGGTCATGGTTCTTACTCCTTCTTGTCGGGGAACAGGGTGGTGATGAGTTCGTTGCGGTACGGCCAGCCGGTGTCCACGCCGTCCGCCTTCGCGATCATGCTGGCACGGACCTCCGACGCCTTGGCCCGAGCCTCGTCCAAGTTGTAGCCCATCTCGAGGGCGGCGGCCAGCTCCTCCTCGGCGGCCTTCTGCGCGCCCTTGCCGCGGAAGTACTCGGCGAGGCCGAGCGCCTGGTCGCGGTAGGTGGGGATCGTCTTCTTGTGGACCTGGAGCGGGGTCAGCCCGTCGAACGCGCCGTCCTCCAGCACCTTGATCGCCACCAGGCCTGCCATCACGCAGTCCGCCTCGGCGTCGTGGGCGTTGGCCGCCACCGGGACCCCGTAGGCCTCGGCCGCCGTGACGAGGGTGCGCTTGCCCTTGCGGTACCTGTCGACCGCTTTCCAGAGCACCAGCGGGTCGATGACGACCTGCGGGGTGACCGGGCGCATCCCCGGCCAGTAGCGCTGGCGCTCGTACTCCAGCAGGGAGAGGTCGAACGGGCAGTTGTAAATCACCAGCGGGATGCCGCGCTTGTCGATGATGTCGATGCGCTGCATGATGTCGAAGATGCCCCGCTTGGCGTCCGTGCCCTGCGTGCGCGCGATTTCGTTCGTGATGCCGTGAACGTCGATGGCGCCCTGCGGGATCTCGACGCCGGGGTTCAGCAGCCACGAGTAGCGCTCGACAAGCTGGCCGGTGGCCACGTCCATGATGCCGATGAAGGCGCTGACGATCCGGGCCTGCTCGGGCAGGGGTGAGGTCGTCTCCGTGTCGAACACGGCGAGCTGTGCGGGGGCTGGTCGCAGGGTCATCGCAGGAAGGCCTCGGCGCCGACGACGATCGACACCGTGGAGATGACCCGGTGGGTCGAGACATCGGAGAAGCTGATGTCCTCGACTTGACTGCGTTCGATCTCAACCTCCAGCGTGTCGTAGAGCACCTCGCGATCCATGCGCAGGGCGTTCTGCTCCAACTGCGAGAGCGCAGCCGAGAAGGATGCCGCAGTGCTCTCGATAGTCGTTCCGTCCAGCGGGTAGCTGGCGAACATCCGAATGGTCTTGCGGGTCATACTCGCACCTCCAAAAGGCATCGGTTGCAGGGAAGGGACTCGGCTGAGAAGCAGACGGGGCAGCGGCCGGGGTCCACGCTTTCGCCGTAGTTCAGGAAGACCGAGATGTCTGTCCCGCACAGCGCGAGGCGGTGGCCGTCCTCGTAGCAGGAGGGGCAGGCGACGTGCTCGACCGGTGCTGTCTCAGCGATGAAATCCTCCGTTCGTCATGCCGCTCGCGCGGCCCCAGCTTGCTCGTCCACAGTATCACATACGCCCCGAATTCTATGAATCCCTCGATACTTCGACGGTGAGCGGGTAACAGTCATGGTCCCCGAACGCCGCTCGGCGCATGCGCTCGTTCAAGGCGTCCTCGCGCAGACGCCACACGATGCGTGCTCGGCGCTTCATCGGACGAGCACGCCTACGAGCCCACGTGGCGGCTCGACCTTGCGGTAGTCCACCAACTCGCCCTCGCGGTGCCCGGTTGCGAACCAGCCGATGAACGGTCGCGCCTTCGCGGCGGCTAGAGTCTCGCGCGCGTAGGTGAGGTCGTCGCCTTCATCAAGGTTCTCCGCGAGCCACGCGTCAACGGCCTCCTTCGCGGCTTCGCATCGCGCCGCTTGGCCCTTGCCAGTGACGCCGGTGACGAACCAAGCGTCGCCATCTTCGCTGAGTTCGATGACTTCGATTTCGATCATTACAGTTCTCCTTCTGTGGTCGAACGAACCTGAGATTGTGCGGACACATCGCCATTACTGCGATGCCGAAGCTTTCCCTCATGAGGCGGCGCGAACTTCTCCATCGCGGCGCGCAGCTCCTCGCGCTCGATCCAGCGCCTCCCGCTGCGGTTGAGGATCGGCAGGCCGTGGTTCTCGAACTTGAGCGATGCCAGGTTGTTGCGGGCCGGTATGGCTGCCGCTTTCGAGTGCAGCACGTCCCAGCGCACCGGTCCGGTGAGGCCGAGCCAGACCATGGCGGTGACATGCTCCCCGAGCGCCGAAACCGCCACCGAGACCGCCTGCTCATCCGCGTAGGTGTAGCCGATCGTGACGGGGGCAGCGAACAGCTGATCGCCGCGCTGCTCCACGAACAGCAGAGTCGCGACAGGCTGGTCTCGCGTCATCGCGCGCCAAAGCCCGCTGACTGGCTCGCTCCACGGGTTGGTAGGTCGAGGTGTGCCCGGGGTCGCGCCGTGGCTGTAGCCGTCGGCCCACGCCAGCTCGAGCGCCTCGCGAATCTTGGTCATGACTGTTCTCCTTCTGTGGTCGGAAGATCGGGTGTTGAACCGGCTGGCGTGCGGGAATGTTCCGGCTTGATCTGCCACGGGTCGCGGGCGATCCCGAACCAGTGCCACATCTCCCGCCACGTCTTCCCTCCGTCAAGGGTCGTGCGCGTGACGGCATTGACCTCGACCACGGCCCACTCCTGCCCGTAGCCGTCGAGAGGCCAGGTGCGGTTGAACCGAACGATCTCCGTGTGCTCCGAGACGGCGCTCTCGATGACTCCCAAGGCGATGTCTATGACCCGGCCCTCGTGCGTCGAGGCGTGGAGGCTGCGCACACCTGACTCGGCGTCGAAGCCATGAACGTGCGTGACAGTGCTCATGGTGTTTGTGTCTCCTGACGGGGCAATGGGGCGGGAATGCCGTCGCGCTTGCGGACCCACGCGGCAACCTCGTCGGGGTGACAGGTGGCGAAGCGCGACAGGAAGCAGCAGTGACCCGAATGGGTCGGCGCGATGTAGGCGAAGTTCCGGTGGCACTTGCACGGCTCGTCGTGCTGTCGGAGCGCCGGTGCTGAGTCCGATCCGGTGATTGTGGTCATGGATGGTCGCTCCCTGTAGTCGAAGCGGGGCGGTAGCCCATTGCCCAGCACTCAGGGCAGACATCCTTGCCACCCTTGAGACCAACGTGCCAACCGAGCGCACGGGCCTCGGCGCGGATGACCGCGCCGGTCCCGACTGGTCCTGCCGTGATGGTGTCACCGCACTCGTCGCAGTCGAGCCACACGCCGAGGCTCACTGTTCGCCTCCTGTGCTGCTGGAAACGGGCACCGGGAAGGCGTCGGCGAACGCGTAGGCCGTCTCCTCGCTCACGTTCTCCGCGAGCCATGCCTGCACGTCAGCCTCGAATACCCAGCCCTGTGCAACAACGGCATCCACGATCTCGTCGGCAGTGGTGGATGGGTTCCACGCGTGCGCACTGTACTTCTCGTGCAGGAGCTTCTCGACCGTGTTGAAGAGCACGGTCTCGCGGGCGTACTGGGTGTCGTTCATTTGCTCTCTCCTTCGTGGGAATCTGATGTTGCAGCGGCCTGCGTGCGGCAATGCAAGAAGTGCGCCCCGTTCGGCGTGCTGCACCCGCACTCGGCGCAGTAGGGCATCTCTGCCTCGCCCAGCCCAAGCACGACGTAGCCGGGCACCAGCCCGCCGAGGTCGCGGAGCTGCGGGTCACCAGCGAAGACGTACGACACCGACTTGCGGATTGCCCCACGCAACCGGTCGTCGCACGAATCGCTACAGCCGTCGTGACCGGTGCTGGGGTCGAGGAGTACGAGGGTGTCGCCGGTCTGGTATCCGCGATCGTTTCGGCGGGCCTCGAACGTCTTGCGGCCCTCCTTGACGGCGGTGAAGTACGGCTCGATCGTCTTGAGCACATGCTCGCTCATGATTCCCCTTCGGTGCTCGTAGAACGGATTGGTTCGCGCACTAGCCGCGCACCGCGTAGATGAATACCAGCCTCGACACGCGCTTGGTGATCAGCACCACGCTCAACGGCGCCAGCGCGGCGAGTCCGATCCCGAGCCACGCCTGCCAGGTGCCGAGCTGGCCGAGGGCCTCGTAGCCCATGAAGGTGTGCGCGCCGTTGGCGACCACCGCGACCCCGGTGAACACCAGCATCCAGCTCAGGGCGCCGTTCGACATCTTCTGGGCCACATCCTGCTGGGCCGGCGAGTAGCGCACAGTGTTGGCCGCGCGGGCCTGCCAGATGACTGTCTCGATGCCGAAGTAGATGATGAACGCCTCAACGAAGCCGGGCACCACCAGTGCCAGCCAGAACCACACCGGCAGCATCAGCTCGGCGGTGGCCGCGACGGCCGGGAACGAGAACAGGGCCGAGGTCAGGAAGATGATGATGCCGACCACGAGGGCGACGATGAACGCGCTCTTGCGCTGCGGGTCGATCTCGGTGAAGCGCTTGCGCTCGGCCTCGGTCTCGCGCTCCTCGGCGATTCGCTCGCGCTTTAGCTCCGCGGTCTTGCGACGGGCCTGCGCCTCCTGCTCCTCGCGCTCGGCGCGGGAGAGGGTGCGGGCCTTGGGGCGGGCCGCTTCCGCCTGCTGCATCACGACGAGACTAGTTGAATCAGGCGTCCCGAGAGTGCCTTCGTGAACCTCGCCGAGGAACTCCGTGAGCGCCATTGGGGTCTCGAGGTCCTTGCCGAGCTCGTTGGCCTCCTTCAGCCACTCCGGGTCCTTGTCGTGGATTCCGGTCACGTTGGTGGTTTCGCTCATGCTGCGTCCTTTCGTAGTGCCCGCTTCAGACTTCGCTGGATGGCGAGCTGGCGGCGCAGTTGGGTGGAGATGATCTCCTCATCGGTGGAGCCTTCCGCAATGATGTTGTACACGAGCACGCCCGCGGTGCGCTTCTGCCCGCGGCGGTCGAGACGCCCGCTCAACTGGGTCTCCGAGGTGAGGTCGCGGGACTTGTTCAGGGAGACTAGCACTCCCGATGCCTGCTGCAACCCGTCTATCCCCGTCGAGATCGACTCCGTGACCCCGACCACGATGTCCAGCAGGCCCTTCTCGAAATCTTCCAGCGCCTGATCGCGGGCGGTCGCGCTGGCCGCCGATGACCACTCGAACGCGCGGATGCCCATCTTGTTCAGGCGGCGCACCGCCATCTCGGCGAACTCCTTCGAGTTGGTGGCGGCCACGACCGGCTCGGCCACCTTCCGGTAGATCTCCACCAGCTTGTCGAACTTGGGGGCCTCGCACTCGTCCATGAAGATCAGGCGCGTCTTCTCGACCTGGCGCTTGCCCCCGGTGTCCGAGTCGGTGACCGTCTTGAAGTACTTCTCCACCGTAGGCACGCCGAGGGTCATCTGCGACAGGCGGATGGCCTTCGTCAGGGGCAGCTTCGTGATCAGCACCTTGTCGTTCTCCCACTGGTCCTTCAGCCACGCCACGTACTCCTCCTCCATCTGGAGGATCGCCTTCTTCTGGGCCGGGACCATCTGCACGACCTCGGGAATCACCACCGGCTCCGGCAGGTCGTGGAGGAACCCCTGCGGGTGGAACTGGCAGCACTCCTGGCGCTTGAAGTGCTGGATGTAGCAGGGGATCAGGCCCGCGATGGTGCCGGGGTTCAGCTCGCCCACGATGTTCACGTTGCCGACTTTGAAGTGGTCGTACTCGGTCTCGCAGAATTCCTTCACCCAGCGCCAGAAAGAGATGTCGGCGATGTCGCCGTGGCCGTTTCGCTCCGGGTAGACCCAGCGCAGCAGGGTCCAGAAGTTCTCGAAGTTGTTGCGGTAGATGGTGCCCGACATGGGGATCTTGTGGCCCGTCTTCAGCTTCAGGAGCTCCTGCGCGCCCACGGTGTCCCGGTTGGAGAGCAGGTGCGCCTCGTCGAGGATGGTCATATCCGGGCGGATGGTGCCGGTGGGCTTCCAGCGCGTGAAGATCTGGGGCGTCATCAGGTAGTAGCCGGGGCGCTTCCACTCGAGGTCGTCCATCGCCCGCTTGCCGGGGTCCGTGCCGTCGATGCGCTGCACACGGGCGTTCTCGTCCACCTCCAGGATGGTGCGCTCCCAGACCTTCTTGTGGGTGCCGGCGGGCGCGATGATCAGCTTCGTGGGAACGCCGGACAGGTGCGCCACGCGGGTGCCGGCAATCGTCTTGCCCGCACCGGTCTCCGCGACGATGAAGCCGGTGGCGTCGTGCGCGAGCAGCTCCTTCTCGTCCTGAATCTGGTACGGGTAAGGGGTGATCATGCGGGCTTGCCGCCCAGCTTCACCATGATGGAATTCAGACGCGGGATGCGCGCCTTGGCCTCGTCGTATTCGCCGCGCGAGTGGCGGTCGAGGTTGCGGACGCCCTGCTCCTTGCCGAACTTGATCGTGCCAGCGTCGAGGTAGAGCTGCCAGTCGACCAGCTCGATGATTTCTTTCGCCTCGGTGGGCGTGAGGGTGACCTTCACTCGGTGACCTCGGCCCAATCGGTGACGAACCGGCGCACGGCGCCCTTGCCCGTGCGGCGCGGGTCGTTCTCTGCCTCGTGGTCGCCTTCGTGATTGTCGATGAAGCGGCACCGCTGACCGCCTCCCTCGCGCTCGGGGCAGCGGATGGAGCCCGGGGCGACGTAGCGGACCTGCTCGAACTGCGGGACGGCGTTGAGAACCTTCACCAGCTCCTCGCACTCGGCGCGGGCGCGCTCCAACTGCCACGCCGGGGCGGACTCGTCTGCCAGCGTCAGGCGCAGGGCACCCAGCGGCGCGCGCCACGACTCGGCCTCCTGGCCGAAGATTTCGCTGTAGTCGCTCACTCGCCCGCCCTCCGGTAGGGATTCTCTGCCAGCGCGGCATCATGGTAGTACGGGTCCTGAGTGGCCCAGACACCCTCGTCGTAAGCGGCCTCCTTGACAGCACGTAGCGCCTCTTCGACCACAAGATCGGGCGTGACATCGTGGCCCTTGTGAATCTCCATGTGAATTTCCGCTACTCGGCCCATGCTCAGGCCCTTGCATCCCTTGTTGCAGATCGCGGCGGTCACGCGTCAACCTCGAACCGCTTCGGGTCGCCGGGCTCGTATGCGTCGGCGCGCTCGATGTGCGCCGCGATCGTCAGCGCCAGTGCGGTGCCCATCGGGCCGATCAGGCGCATGTAGTACGCGTTCTCGGCGTCAGTGTCGTGGTTGGCGCAGCGGGAGTCCACGTCGCACTCGCACTCTCGGCCCTCCAGCAGCCAGCCGTTGGCCTCGCTGGGGATGTACGGAGCGCTCATGCTCCGATCCGATCGAGGAAGGCGAAGAACTGGGTGACGGCGTAGAACGCCAGCAGGCCGAAGATCACCGCGGCGAACGCGAGGACGGAGACCGCGATGATGGAGCGGGCGGTCTGGCCGAGGGGCTGGCGGGTCATGCGCGGGCCTCCGCGTCCTCGCCGTAGACCTCGACGATGAGCGCGGCCGGAGTGGGCGGCTCGGGCTTGAGGCGCTTGCCCGGGTAGCCCTCCGGGTGCAGCCAGATCGTGCGGTCGCGCCCGTCGATGCGGACGTAGGTGGAGTCCGGGCTGAGCCTGCGCTGGGCGAAGGTGCCCATCTCGACGGTGCCGTGCTCGCGCACCACGTCCGCCGGGCCGGTGTAGAGCGGGCCGTGGTAGCGCTCGGTCTCGATGATCACGCGGGCACCCGACTTCCACGGGACGAAGACTGGCTGGTAGTCGGTGACCTCGAAGAGGCTGGTCATCTCGGGGCCGTAGAAGTCGCCGTCATCCAGCCGGAACTGGGCTCCATGCTCGCTGGTGAGCATGACCGTGTGCTGCTGCGTCCGGTGGCCATCATCCCTCACCCAGCGCTCGGCGGTCACCGTGAACACGCTGCCCACCGGGTACTGCGCCATCTCGTCGTTCTTGTTCATCAGAAGTTCTCCGTTTCTGTTTTGTGGTGCGTATATGAGTATACAGGTTTTGGGCTGGAACTACAGCAGCCCGCGCTCGTGGAGGTCGGCGACTTCGGCGTCCAGCACCTCGAAGCGCGCCCCCTCGTCCCGGGGGACCTCTACCCCGCCGAGGGTGAGCTCCTGAACGGCGGCCACGAACCAGACCGGCTTGGTGCTCAGGTGCTCCCTGGCGGTGGTGAACACCACCACGGAGGGCTCGAAGCGCGCCCAGTGGACCGTGGCGCGGCCCTGGTCGCCGGTCCTCATGCCGTGGGCCTGCATCTGCTCGCGCGCCCACTCGCGGGCCTCAGACCACTGCTCGTCGGTGGTGGTAAGACGGGGCAGGATGATCGCACCGGCCGAGCGCTGCGGGGTGAGGCTGGCAGTCGGGGTGAAGTCTCCGAACTCGATCACGGTGCGACCTCCTCATCTTGGGCGGGCATCTCCGGGCAGTAGGGCAACGGGATTACCCTCGGGGCGGGCAGGTCGACCAGATCGTTCCGCTTCGGGATTGGCGTACCGTCCGGGTGGGTGGGGATGCGCTCGGGCGGGGTCAAGTCGCCCTCGGTCGGGAAGTACTCCGGCTCGGCCAGCGTGGGGAGCTGCACATCCTCGTACTGCGGCTCGTAGTCCGGCGCGATCGGCACCGGCGCCACGGGTGCGATCATCGGCAGCGGGCGCGGGTTCGCGTGGTGGGGAGCCGCCGAACGGGTCAGCAGGGGCGCAGTGGCGTCCACACTGATCGGCGGGCGGTCGCCCCCGGCCATGACGATGCAGCACAGGGCCACCACGGCAACGCCGACAGCGGCGGAGCGGAACGGGAAGTCGGTCACTTCTTGTCTCCTTCGAGGTTGGCGAGGCGGGTGAGCACCTTACGGGCGTGGTCGATCTCGGCGGCCTCGGCCTCCCGGATGACTTCTCGATGAGCCTCCGGAGCAAAGTCGTCGGTGGTCACTGCGTCGTGGAAGCATCGGAGTGCCCACGCCGGATCGCCGGTCTTGACGCCCCAATCTCGGAATGCCGCCAGCACCCCGTTCACGGGCGGGCGGGCGAATTCGGGGCGGGGTGCCCAGACGTTACCTACACCATTGTTGGTCGTGAAGCGTGAACCGTTGTCACGGCAGTTCTCGCTGGCGTGGTCGTGTAGCCACGGCAGCGGGTCATGGTTGATCGGCTGGCGAATCGCGATGTTCGCGGGCTTGCCGTCGTACTCCACCGGGTACAGGTCCACGGCCTGCCCCTCGCGCCACGGCAGGTCGCCCTCTTGGGTTGACTGGAAGATCACGAGTTCTCCCCGATCCACTCGTTCAGGATCGCCGGCAGGCTGCCGGGCACCGGCTCCTGCTCGACCTCCCAGCGCAGCAGGCCCGGCAGGGTGCCGAACTCCATCACCTTGTCGCTGTCGTCGGAGACCACCACGAAGCCGTTCTTGGCGTCCTTCGCGTTCGGGTCGATCTTCACCGTACCCGACAGCACGGCGGGGTAGTCCTCGAAACCCCCGCTGGTAGTGCTGGGGAAGTTCGGGTAGTTGACCGCGATCACCTTGTGCGACTCGTCCGCCCAGCGGAAGAGCTTGGGCGCGAAGTCGGCCAGGTCGTCGCGGGCGTCGAACCGGGCCAGCACCCGCGAGATCGTGTGCGGGTCGGTCGTTCCCAGCGCGTCGGTGATCCGGACCTTGGGCGCGTTGGCGGCGAGGGCGTCCCTCACGGCGATCGCCTCGAGCATGTCGGCGGCGTTCAGGCGGTCGCGCTTGTCGGCGCGGTGCTCGGCGTCGATGCGCGCGGCAAGGCCTCGGCGGGCGAGGTTGGCCTGCGCCACCCGGTCGACCGCGGCCAGCATGGCGGCGGTCATCGTGCGCGATCCTCTGGGCATGGTCTAGTTCTCCTTCTTCTCGAACGGCACGTCTCGGTGGTCCTCGCACCGGTAAGTGCAGTGACACTCGACATGGTTTTCCGGGTAGCAGATCGGGCAGTCCAGCTTGCTCACGATTTGACACCCTTCGGGTCGAGCGCGTCGACCAGTCGCTGGGCCGACTCGGACAAGGGTGACTTGTCCTCCCACTTCTCGGGCAACAGGGCGCGCAGCTCTGCCACGAGCTCGTGTAGGGCGTCCGGCACCAGCTCCGAGTGCTTGCGCTCGGCGGCTACCTCTTCGCCGTTCTCCCAGACGGTGACGCGCTGGCCGGGGCCGTCGTCGTCCCACTCCTCGAACCACTCGATGCGACGGCCCTTGGACAACTCGGGGAGGATCGCCTCGGCGTCGTCGGCGTGGTACTTGGACCGGCCCTCAATCGTGATGTCGCCCTCGGGCTTGCCTTCGCGCCCGACCGAACCCGGGTAGTAATGGTCGGGCTCGATTGCCTCGCGCTCATCATCCGCCGAGAAGTCCTCCCAGATCGCGCCGTCGCCCTTCAACTCGTCGGGCAGGGCCTCGACGGTCAGAGTTCCGGGGTTGGAAATCGTGATGTTGTTCCAGGTTGTCATGGTCTAGTTCTCCTCTTCGTTCAGGTCGGAATATACGGCGTCGAGCACGTCTAGCGCGCCCATGTGCGAGTCGAGGCCCAGCACCCTCATGCGGTGGATGCGGTCGGTGACCACGTTCCACAGCGTGCCCTCCGCGTTCTCCATGGCCTCCGCCATGCCGTCTACGCGGCCGACCTCCTCGGCCTTGGCGATCAGGCGGCGCTCCCGGTCGGTCTCGGCGCTCTCGTGCGCCCTGTCGGTGTCGTCGGGGTGCTGGCGGTCGTCGTGGGCCTCCAGCGCGTCGGACGCCTCCATGAGCGCCTGCACGAGCTCGCGGCGCTCTGTGCGGGCGATGTTCTCGGCGGCCATGCGCTGGGCCGTGGCGATCCGCTCGGCCTCTATCGCCCGCTTGCTCGCGGCAGTGAGCGCGCCGGAGGGGGTGCGCGCAAGCTCGGAGTAGTTCAGGCTCACGATGCCGCCCCCAGTCCCAGCGCGTAGCCCTCGCGGACGCCCTGCGCGATCATCTGGGTGACGGTGCGGCTGTCGCTGATGTTCTCCTGCCAGTGGCCGCGAATCTTGACGGCCAAAACGTCTGCGTAGTCACCGGCGGGCGTGTAGGGGATCTCCTGATACCCGGCGCACGGCGCATCTTGGCTGGGAGCCAGCTCCTCGTGGGTCGTGCAGCGGTACCAGACCGTGGAGTCTGTGTCGGTGCCGTCGATGACGTACTCACACTGGCCGTTCATGCGACCACCTCGAATCCGATCTTCTTCCAGCTCGCCGGCAGGCGCACGCGCCGCCCGTCGCTGCGAGTGAACGTGAAGCGCTCCACCATGGTGAAGGTATCGGCTTTCACGCCGTCCTGAAAGCTCAGGGCGCGCGCCAGCTTGACGACCGTGCCCGGCTTGACCGCGGGCACCTTCGGGGCGTCCTTCGCCTTCTGAATCGCCTCACGGGCGGCGTCGCGCCACTGGTTGGCCCATTCGCTGTCGGTCGGCGTGAGCGCGTCCAGGATCGCGGTCGTCGCGAACTCCGAGAAGCCCGGCCCGACAGTCTCGTCGTCGGTGCGGTAGGTGAGGTTCCACCAGCCCGGGTCGCGGCGGTAGCCGGACACCAGCGCCCAGGTGCGCCCGTCGCTCTCCCGAACCGCGGCGATGTACACCAGCGGCCAGGTGTAGTCGCCCGTGCGCCGCGAGGTGTCGGCAACGATCGTGCGACCGTTGCTCAGGAGCTTTGCGATCTCGTCGCGGATCGTCTGGCCCTTTTCGAGGTGGGTTCCTGTCGATCCCATCAGCTAGCCTTCCCTTCTGCGTTGAAATCCATCTCGTCGGTCGTGCCCTGGTCCTCGTCGTATGTGGCGATCGTGAAGCCCGCCAGAACCTCGTCCAGCTCGGCGGCGGACGTGTTCTCCCCCACCCAGCCGATCCCGTCAGGCTCGGCCCCCTCAGTCGCCAGCGCGTCGCGCATAGTCTTGCCGACAAGCTCGCGCATGGTGTCGCGGGCTGCCAGCAGGGTCTGGCGTGGAATCTCCACGACCGGTTCGCGCTGGCCCTCCCAGTTGATCCCGGCGATGACCACGTACGTCGTGCGCCCGCTCATGCCTGCACCGGGCTAACCTGCAACTGGCGACCACTAGCGCGAATGGTGGCCACGAATGCTTGCGCGTCCCCCTCGTCGCGGAATTGGGCCACTTCCACTCCGGTGATACCGGACCACACCGAGAAGTTCACTTGACGCCCCGCTGAACGGCCCAAAGCGTGTCAAGAATCCGGCGCAGCGAGCGCACGGCCTCGTCGTGCGTCATGCCGAGGTGGCCGTTCAGCCCCGCCGCGGGGAAGTGCCCGCTGCCGTAGGGATAGGGGTCGCGTGCCCGCTCATCCTCAGTGAGGATCTCGGCGCGGTAGTGGTCCAAGTTGTCGGAGCCGGTCTGGTATAGGCGGTAGGCCCGCCCGTACGTGCGGCTGCCGGTCTCCACCCCCCCAGCGCGCCGTCTGCTCGGGCGCGGCGATCCCGGTCGCCTCGGCGGCTGCCTTGATGGAGTTCAGGAGGGAGTCGAGCTGCTCGCGCCTGGTGGGGGCCTTGTAGCCCGTGCCTGCGGGGTTGTGGTCGGTCATTTCAATCTCCGTTTCGTGGGGGTCATAAGAAGTAGGAATCGCCTACTTCGGCCTTTTCGGGCCTCGAACTTATTATGTCATGAGATAAGAACTTGTGCAAGCTCCTGCAAGAACATATGGGTCATCATATGCTTATATTGGGTTATACGGTTTGGTGGGGTCTTTGTGTGTTCTTGGGTGGGAGGGTGTCAACGGAAACGCCTTGATGTTACCGGTAACATTTGAGGGGGCTAGCTCCGCTCTATATATATTAGGATATTTATATATATATAGATATATGGATATGTAGGGTGTTGTCGTGAGAACGGACCAACCCCTCCTAATAGAAGTCATTCTCAATAAGGGTCATAAGAAGTTCGGAAAATGCCCGAAATCCTTCGAATACCGGGGATTTCAGCCCAAGTAGAGGGCACGGGCCAGCACGTAGCCCGCGACCACCAGGGAGGCCGTTGTGAGCACCATTGCAGCGATTCCACGGCGGCTGAAGCGCGTGGCAGGGTCGTGGCGGATGGAGGGGCGCACGACGGCCTTGCGGTACTGGGAGCGGGTGAGCTCCCCTTTGGAGTGGTGCTGGAGGGTGGAGGCGTGGTCCGCCCCTTCCGAATGGGCGTGGTCCGCTGCCAGTGGGCACCCGCACAGGGTCATGGGGCTGTTCCCCTTGGCGTCGGCGTAGCACCAGTGCATGCGAGCCCGTGAAGGCTCGACGGAGCCGGGGAGGGCGGGGCGGTTCATGCGCGCGCCACGGCGGAACCGAACTGGCCCCATGCGTCCGAAAGGGCAGAGGCTCCGGTAGCCCCATGGTGATCGGGGTTCTCGGTAAGCGCCTGTACCCCCACAGAGGCGGCACCGAGCAGCAGGCGCCAGTTGGCCTCCGAGAGGGTGACCGAGATCGTGAGGGGCTTGGGCTTGTCCATCTCGGCCCGGTGCTCGGCCTCCGTGTGATCGCGCCCGATAGGGCAGTCACAGGGGTGCGTGGGCGTGTGGCCGACCATGTGGCAGGTGTGGGGCTTCAACGGGCACCGCCCACGATAAAGCGCTTACCGGTGCGGGCCGCCTTGCGCTCGAGGGTGGCGAGGCGCTGGGCCTGCCGTCCTTCGGTGGTGCGCTTGGCGTCCCGTGCCGCGTGGTCGCGGGCGGTTGTTGTGGTGGTCATGGTGCTCTCCGTTTCAGTGTGGGGCGGGCGGACTGCCCACAAGCGCATGGAGGGGTTCGGGCCGACTCCATACGCCCGCTAGCGGGCCGCACGGGCTAGGAGGGGTCGACCTCGTAGACCACTCCGTCAATGGCGACGAAGTCGACGCCCATGAACTGGGCACCGGTGTGGAAGCGGGGCGCGGGGTGCTCGAAGTGTAGCTGCCCCACGGTCAGGGCCGTGCGGCTCAGGGCCTGCACGGCGGGCTGCGTGTCGTCCTCGCTGTAGTAGGTGCGAAGCTCGGTGCGCTCGGGGTTGACCTCTACGCGGTAGTAGCCCGAGGGGTCGGACCACTGGGCCACCAGGGTGGCAGGGGAGGCAGCGGTGCGCGTGCCCTCGTCGGTCGGTTCGCTCATGATGATGCTCCCAGCTCATGCCCTCCCTGGTTGGTCGGGCTATACCCCGAGCCTATCACACATACACCCCATATGCTATGAATTCATGCGAAATACATAAGCAATAGGGGTAGGCCCGAACTCGACTGCACGGGCAGCCGGGCGGGGCAGGCCTGACAGGGGCGCGACCATGGAATCATTCCCGGGGAGGGTGAAAGAATCGAGATTATCTCGCCATGCTGGGCTGCCGGTAGCGTTCTGCACCCGCCCATTACCGAGGACAAAAATCGCCCCACAATCAGCCCCTCCCAAATTTTCCACAGCACCGCGAGGAAACCATGGCCCACCGCTGGCAGTCCGCGCTAGAATCGCACCGGCGCCTGCCGAAGAACGCTCTGGCCCCCGCAAGCGCAGGCAACGGCGGGGGCTGCAACAGGACACAACAGAAGATGCTCGATTCCAGCTACTCAATCGACGAAAGGCACGACCATGTCAACATCAACATCAGCAACACCCCGCCTCGGCCGGATGGTGCGCTACACGCTCACCGAGTCCGACGCCCGCGAGATCCGCTCCAAGCGCCTGGTCGCCGGCAGCGCCAGCCGCAGCGGCAACGACGCCCACGAGGGCGACACCTACCCGGCGATGATCGTCCGGGACTGGATGACCCAGAGCCTCGAGGAGGTCACGGCCGCCACGCGCAAGCTGTGGCTGGACCCGGACAGCGGCTGGGGGTTGGACAAGCTGTTCTCCCTGAGCCTGGACCCGGACAGCCCCGCCGACCTCGAGCAGATCGAGCGCCACATCGCGGACGCGGCCCGCGAGCTGCACGGCCAGCAGGTCGCCAACGCCACCCAGAACCTCCAGGTGTTCCTCGACGGCAACGACACCCACTGGGTGACCAGCCGCAGCGAGTTCGACCCGGCCAAGCACGGGCGCTGGGTGCATCACGTCCGCGGCGAGGACCACGCGCTGCCGCCGGAGATGCAGAGCGCCTACAGCCAGAACGGCACCCCGGATGACAGCGAGGACATCCAGTTCCGCCCCGACCCGAAGGGGCACTGGAGCGGCGAGCCCGTGCCGTGGTAGCCTGAGCCCGTTCCGCCCGAACATCGCAGTTCCCAGCCCCGCCGGGTCGATCACCCCGATCCCCGGCGGGGCTTCTGCATATACCCCTGCGCGTATATGACACACCACCGCCCCGCGCGGTAGGATCGAGCACCGGGCTCGCGACCAGCGGCCCCAACGGAACGGAGACCGAATGAGCAACACCGACCCCGCCGACGAGATCGTGGTCGAGCAGACCTGCTCGGAGCACGGCTGCACCACCAACCGCACGGATGAGCCCGACTACTCGCCGATCCAGGCGATGACCGGCCAGCCGCTGGGCTGGTACTCCGGCGACGACGGCGAGTTCTGCCCGAAGCACATCGCCGGCCTGATGGCGCTGGGCAACCGGCAGCCCTACCGCTACTTCGAGCCCGGCGGCACGATTGGGATCACCTCATGAGCGGCCACGGCGAGTACACCACCGTCACCCGGCACGCCTCCACCACCACCGAGTCGGAGCGGACCCGGCTGAGCGTGGCACCGCTGCCAGGCAAGTTCTCCGGGGTGACCATCGGGGACCTGCGGGCCTTCCTCGACAACGCGACGGCCGCAGGCCTGCCCGACCTCGCCGCGGTGAAGATTGCGCCCACGGTCCACGGCTCCACGAGCACGTTCCAGTCGTGGAGGGTCGAGGCCAGCGAGACGTTCTCCCCGGAGGACTGGGTGGTCATCGACCAGAAGTACCCGCGCCGCGAGGACTCACGGGACCTCGTCGAGCGCGCTGCGCAGGTGCTCAAGCAGGCCCGCGACGAGTGCTTCGCGATCCCCGCGGAGATACCGTTCCGCTCGACAGAGTGCGACGAGATCATGTCGAAGGCCGCGCAGCGCGTGGTCGAGCTGCTGGGGGTGCGGTGATGCCAGGCTTCGACCTCGCGGACCACACCGTCCCGCTGATTCCCGAAGGGCGGTGGTGGCTGGCCGCCAACGAGGCCGCCTACCATCAGCAGGTCTCGCGGGGGCTTCGCAACAAGGCCCGCGCGATCGCGCTGCTGGACGCCCTCCATGTCGACGCCACCATGGTGATGGAGGAGGGCTTCAGCGCATGGGAGGTCCGCGACATCGACGGCCGACAGGTGCCGGGCGTATCGTACCTCGAGATGGTGGACCGCCAGCGGTTCAAGGACGGCGGCTACACGCCGGAGGAGATGCGCGAGATCGCCGCCAGCGGCACCGCCGATGGCCACCGCTGGAAGTTGGCCCGCTTCATCCCGTATACCGACCCGCAGCTCGCCGCGTGGTTCCCCGAAGGATGGCGCGAGCGGTGAGCAAGTACATCAGCTCCGCCTTCGAGGCCGTCAAGGCGAAGGTGCTGGCTCAGTACGCAGACCCCTCGTGGACAGCGGGCCGAAAGTGGCTGCGCCGCGTGGGAGTACCGCGACTGGTGGCCGAGGCCGCCGCCTCGAACGCCAGTGACATGCTGCACGGCATCAGTCTGAGCATCCACCGCAACGAGCCCGAGCTGGACGAGCTGCTGCGCGACGCCCGTGAGGCGACCAACGCCTACACCCGTGCGCTGTTCCAAGCCGACTGGGAGAGGTTCGATGGCTGACGACACCCCTGCCGAGCACCTCCAGACGTTCGAGCGGCAGATGGACCTGCTCTTCCCGGGTCGGCCCAGCGACAAGCGCTGGTGGCTGCTCTCCAGGGACGACCGCTGGGAGTGGAACAAGCTGGACAACGCCCGCAACACGATGGCCGAGGCGACCCT